ATTTTCAAGGAGGCCGGCGATGACAGAGGGGGTGCTATTTTAACGACCCCCTCCCAGGTGCTAATCGAATAACTCAAATGGCATTACAGAGTTTCTATTTTTAATAACTCTAAGACATTCAAATCATTTGAATCATTCAAATCTCAGCTTTTATTTACTTGTTACTATGAATTCTTGGTTTAGTTACTCCATTTTCGTGAGTTACTTTAAAGTATTGACCCATGAAATCGTTCTTGAGAATAACCTCAATAGCAGCAGTTAACAGTGCTTCGTATTCTTCATCACCCATGTCTGATGTATCAGTGTCAAAGTATCTAGCAAGATACCCTGAAGTGCAATAGCCCTTTGATTCATCATATCGATACCAATTGTCAAAGTCAGTAAAAGGATCAAAAGGGTTATCCACTGTTGTTATCCAGATATGTAGTGTATCATTACGATCAGCAGAACTCTGTGTTGCTAACTTAAGAGATCCATCGTTTGCGTTGTTCATCCCTTATTCCCCTTTCTATAAATATTTACTAACAGTCGACACAGAAAGTCCAGTCGCTTCAGCAACTTCAGCTTGTGTGTAACCGAAGTTAAGCATAGACTTGATTCTTGCAGCTTGTGAAGAACTAACTGTAACAGATTTTCTTGGAGTTGCAAGTTGCTTAACTTTATCTGAATCAGCGTTGTTAAGTATCTGTTCAAGCTTTGATGTACTGATTGCACCAGCTTGAATTGCTTCCCACTCTTTATCCGATATGTCTACTTGCACATTAGACTTGGATGCACCAACCTTTGCTCTAGCTGCTGTTAAAGCTTGCTGTCCAGCTCGTTTGATTTCATCTGCTGTCCAATCAGGATTAGCTGCTTGTTTCTTCTTTAATGTCTTATTAGCTATTATTTGGGCCTGTCGCTCTTTTGGTGCGTTCTGTAATGCCCTATTTAATTTAGCATTAAGGCTTGCAACTTCTGCTGAATATACCGTTTTAGCCTGAGCATTCATCTCAATGTTCTTAGTTGCAACCTGACTCTTTCTTGCCAAGTTAGCCATATGCTTAAGGGCATTGGCATAGTCCGCATAGGCAACCTCTTTTGGATTTGGATCTTTAGACAGCAGGGTACGTGCATCATTAGTAGCCGCCATTTTTGTTGTCTTGACAGTAGCCAGTTTTTCACCTCTTGATTCCCAGGCACCGTCTTTGTTTCTTTTCCAGTCCGTATAGGTACGCCCTGTGAGCTCCGGGTGCACTTCACCAGTTTTAGGATCGATATCCTTCAAACGAATCTGTTTTGTTTCTGGAACATAGGCTACCGACTTAGACCGGGATAGGAGTGTGGATGCACCCGCATCAGCACCGCCCTGGTACTTTTTCTTTAACTCGGCTATACGGTTCTCTTCAAAGGACCTCTTATAGTCCAGTCCATGCTTAGGGGCATCAATTACAACCATTGAGTGACGTACTGCTCTTGCAATTTCCTCAGGCTTTGCACCTTTGAGCTGCATATCAGTGATCAGGTTGGAGATCTTGCCCATTTCCAATCCCTTACGTTTCTCAGGAAGTTTTGCTGTAACTCCTTCAATACCACGGTATGCAATCTTAGGATCGAAATCCTTTAAACCAATGTAAGCACTAATATCAGAAGTCGTTATCTTAACTTTTGATTTTGGCGAGTTCGATGGAATTACTACTGCTGTATCGCCATCAAAGTCAGCTCCAGATAATCTTTCAGCAACCTTGGAGTTGATTCCGACTGCATCAATCGCATTAGCAAGCATCGCTCTTCCTTGAGGATTCTTGTTGTTTACTTTGAGTTCTGGAATCTCAAATGTTCCACCATGCGGGAAACGAACAAGGCATACAGTCTCGCCATTCTTGTATGAAGGTGCATATATCTCATTATCTTTAAGCGAAGATACTGGCAAGATTACTTTAGAACTCTGTCTCGGAAGTGCAGCTGCTTTAAGCTCTACTGCCTGACTATCGCAACCTTCAGCAAAGTCTGCTAATAACTTTCGTTTAACAACCGGGTTTGTCATCTTTAGGATTTTATCAAGTTCATCCTGACGATTGTCAATTGATTGTTTAAGCTGCTTCTTTATAAGCGGGAGCTGCTGCTTTGATAAGAACTGAGAAGCAAGGTTCTTAGAATAGTGATCCCAATCTCCTTCCTCTTTCAGCTTGTTGATAGCTCCGAGCTTTTCGTTTCCATCTTTATCTTTATAATGGTACTGACCGTTTGCTTTAATTGTAGCTCCAAACGGATTATCAGGATCATCTTTCATTTTCTTGAAGACATCCATCTTTGGTACGTCGCTTGTTTTATTGGTATTGAATATAACATCAACACCCTTTGGTATGTCGTCTGAATAGATTGCCATACCTTTAAGATAATGAGTGCCATCAACAGCAATTCGCACCTGTGCATAATGTGAGTCTCCAAGATCAAGATCTGCAACTCCTCTTCGAAGCTCAATGACACCATCTTTCTCCAGTCCGCCTTTATCGCCATATCTTACAGCTACTCGACTGGATGAGATACTTGATGGATACTCTGGTGCCCAGAACGTTGTTCCACCATCATGAGAATACTCATTTACTGGCTGAATCTTATCAGTGTGTTGCTGAACATCTTTCCATTTAGTTCCTGGAGGGCAAAGAACTTTAGTAGTTGTATACTGCCCTTTTTGATTGATCTGTGGAACCCTGACTGAATGTACTTCATAACCAGCTTCTTTTAAGATCTGAATAGATACATCTAATCTTGTTTTGGTGATTCCCATTTCTCTCTCGACTCCGGTACCAACATCGACAAAGTTCTTAGTGCCAACTTTTTTGGCTAAAGTCTCTGCTGCGTTGATGCACGCATCCTTCTTAAGCTTTTCACCCTGGTTTAATAATGATCGAACTGTCGACTCTTTTGATGGAGAGTCAAACATCATTTCAGCTATTTTGACATTTGAATATCCATGCTCTTTCAACTTCATAGCTCTGTTAATTCGATCTACTTTTTCAGCATTGACATAAATTGACTGCTTGTTTCGAAACTCAGTTGTTTTCATACCCATGAATGCAGCAATTTCTTTCTCACTTTTTCCTCGAGCTTTCATCTCTTGGACAGTCCTTAAGAACTCTGCATTATGCTGATATGGGTTATCCCCAGAACCCCAAGGATAACGACCAGAATGACGTTTAGTACCATAATGTGCTAAGTGGCTCATACAACGCCCTCCTCTTTCTTAACAGTTGCAATGATCTTGTCAAACGACTTGATCTTATCCATGATCGGCAATATAATTTCCGGTGTAGGAACCTCTTTAAGAATATCATTATTTTGATAGATCCTCAATTCAATTCCAATATCTCCAGGCTTAATTCCATACTCCAAACAAAACAGCGCAGTATAAATTTCCAACTGCTGCATATGCGCAGGAATGTCGCCTGTTTTTAAATCGTGAATCCTAAGAAAATCTTTCGAAAACTTAATAGCATCCGCTGTTCCAAAACAATTCTCAGAATAATATAATACCTGCTCCGGTGTCATTCTATACCCAATTGCATCATTTACATGCATGTTGAGTGTTAGCGGGGATCTTGGCAACTTCTGTCGAAGCTTGATACATTTTGCTGCAAACTCATGCAACTCTGTTCCTTGCTGTGCTTTTAAGAATCGCCGATATGTACTCTCAAGCTTTTCAGCATCATAGTTTATCCAGTGATACTTACTAGCTCCGAGATATGCGTGATCTCCTTCTTTTACTTGTAAATGTTTCCTGAATTCCATTATAAACCTCCGTCTTATTTTGAGGGTAAATGAAACTTCCATATTGACCGAGTTCATTTGCCTTGTTTACGTAGTAATCCTGATTAGGTCTGTGACTAGCATTAGCGTCTCTTTTAACTTCGAGTAATGCCCAACCTTCTCTGTCTAATAAAACTAAATCTGGAATGCCCTGTTTGTAATTAGGGTCATTCTTTAAAATAATAGAATCCGGGAATAACTCTTTTAACTCCGAAACTATATCAGATTGAATTTTATTTTCTTTCTTCATTGTTCTCCTTTCGTGAGGCCGGAGGTAAACGTAATGGCAGATTGTAGTAAACAGACGTAAGAACTTTAATATATAAAAGAGCCCCACGAAAAGACAAACAAAAAGGAAAGAGGCAGATTCTACTCTCCTCCCCTATAATAAGCTATGTTTTTTTCGCGAGGCCTATTTTATGAAAGCAGACTCGTTGAAGTTCTTTTTCTGAGCTAGAGCTCTTGTAATCCTAAGCTCAATTGGGCTTCGGCATTTTAAGTGAAAGTACTTAAGTTCTTTGTATGGTGTAGTAAGTCTGTCAATTCTTCCACTAGCCTGCTTCATCATTTTATACGAGTAGTTCTGTGAATAGAAAACCATTGTGTCTGTCTTTATACAATTCCATGCTTCCGACCCAGCATTGTATTGAACAAGATAAATCCATTTTGAATTACCGAATGGTTCCGGATCATGCCGGTGTCCATTTAACTCAGCAATTACAACATCTTCTCCAAAGTCTATATTTTTGATGATCTCTAACTCGTAATCGAAATTGTAAAAAACTATCAGCTTGTTATGTTCTTCGAAAATATTTCGTAATGCTTCGGCTCTGCTTTCATCAGTATAGCAGATCTTTCTTAGCTTATAGCACAACTCACTAACGTTTTCTATTGGTTCACCCTTTTCATAATCGAAACGGTTTTTCATAAGGTCCTTGTAAGCTTCCTTATCGAATGAGCACCAAACATCTTCATGATATTGAACAGCTGGATTTTGGTATGGCATATCAACCAGCACTCTTCTTCGCAGTCTATTCAATCTTTCGGTTCCAATGAATCTTTCGATTTGAGGGAACTTACTAAATCTAGAATATACACAATGTTCTGCAGTGAACTCGCTTTTGTTTTTGTAGAAACCATTCGCAATAAAGACTGGCATGTAGTCCATGTAGTTGTCACCAGGTGTTGCGGATAATAATATCCAGTCATTGGACTTTGCTATTTTAAGAAACGCTTTAGTCCAAGCACCATAACCTACCACTCGTTGCTCGTCAAAAATAAAGAAACTGTTTTGAACGCTAGCATACTTCTTAATGTTATTCCAGGAATCTATAACTACTTTATGATCATATATCTTCGTTTCATCATCTGGTGTTAGATAGAACCAACTCATATCCCCAACCCATTCACCGCTGTCTCTTTTCTTAGCAGTTGTTATAATATACAAATCTTTTGGATTCTTCATTTTAGTCATTGGTTCTACCGTTCCGCCATTCTGAATAAAGTAGTACGCGAGTCCGGTAATAGATTTACCAGACCCTGTACCACCACAAAGTATACAGCCATTATGCATTTTTCTTATTGCACTTATTTGGTGCGGCTTCAACTTTAATTCCATATTAGTCTAAATCGGCATATTTCTCAGCAAATTTGTTTTCACGAATAGTTACATACATAGAATCTACATATGCTGTGATTCCAGTACGACCGGACATTTCCCATTCGTAAGGACGAATTGAAAGATCGCAATCAGTAATATCCACCACATCGAGCTGCGCTACTGTATCTTCGTTCAGCAGTGTTTTGTGATTTCCAACAATAAGCCATACCTGTGTGTATCTGTTCATGTTCAGTTTTACAGGAAGAGTCCACTCCTGCTCTGACGGATCTGCTCCTTCCTGAAGGGAACGCTCTTTGACATTCCATCCTTCTTGTTTTAACTCATCAGCCATTACTGCGTCATCGATTACAACACTGAATCCTCTCTTTCCAGGATTGAATCTATCTCTCTCACCTGAAAAGTTCTTCCAAATAATATTTGCTCCTTCAATGTTAATGTTATTTACGTTTGCCATGATAGACCTTCCTTTCTATGCTGCTATATCAGCGTTATAATTTTTATGTTCATCAATTGCAAATTTCTCAAAGTCACCAAACTCTGAGATAGTTTCGATTGCTTTTTCAGCAAGTTCTTCATAATAAGACATATCAATCTTATCCTGAAAATTGTTTGTTAATACATCCTCAGATTCAAGCCAACGGTATCCCTTTGTTCCAGATGGTGCAAAGTACTTGTCGTCTTTTACTCTGAACAGCTGAGCTCCGCCGCAACCTTCTTTGATTGGACAGAACCTGCCGACTTTACCAACGAACTTAAAGTCATGTTCACCTTCTGCAAGATTCTCGTTAAAGTCGAGATCAAGCTCTCCACCATTGGTAACTGCAATTGTCTGGCATAAGTCATCAAACTCAATCTTTTCATGAGTGAATAGTGTCTTCTTTACATATGGTACTGCGAACTGAGTTCCAGTTGCTGTCCATCCTTCACCTTTCTCGTATGCAATATAAACTGCATTATTAACTAAGCAGATCTTCTCATACTCAGCTTCGATTTCAAATGTGTAACCATATTTCTTTCCGAAGTCGTAGATAAACTGCTCAACTTCTGGAGTCGGATTGTCGATTTTAATACTGTCAGTCTTGATATGAACGACATGTGCTCCAAGTTTCTCAACTTCGCCTTTAAGTGTTGCCATGAAGAGTGCTCCACGTTTAGCAACGATGTTATCGATATTTCTTTCATCTTTGAACAGGTTACTGAAATGAGCTGATGTCAATCCATATACAGAATTGATTACAATCTTCAGTGCCTTTGCAAGTTTTTCGAGTTCTTCTTCAGCTACGTTTGCAAATCTAGCAAATGCTCCACCAAACAGAGTCTTTAATGCTTCAACATCACGATGTTTAATTGCAATACGAGCATCAACCAGATCTTTGAATCTGGCCGTATACTTCTTGCCAAAGAGGTTTAGTGCGATAACTGAATGCGGATGCATTGATGCTATATCGAATGTTTTGACATTTCTGTACATTCCAGGATCAGCGATTACTAATCCGCCTTCATTCATTTTGATGTCACGATATGTTGATACTCCGTGATCGAATGTATAGCCTTCAAACTTATTTATCTCGTTGAATGTTTCATTACCATCCATGTCAACTGAAATACCTGTAGCAAGGTTAGTATATATAAACTCTCGCTGTGGGTTCTTGTCATTTCCAAAGATCAGTTTACCAGACAACATATTGTTTGTGTCATTCGGGCATCCTCCAGCAATCTCGGCTAATACACATCTTGCTTCAAAGTCTGCAATGTTAGCTTCGAATGTAGCTTCTGTTGCAATGACATCATTGTCACAGTATTCTGCAACTTTAGGCCACAGCTCTTCTGGTACTGGCTGATCCCAAGGTAGAGACCATTCCTGATGGTGAATACCTAATTCAATCTCCCACTTCTTCAGACTCTGCTTCTTAGCACAGAAGTCATAGACATCAGTGTAACTTAAGTTGTATGCTGATCCGAAGAAAGCGTTTGGACTTTTGTTAATAATATCCTGTGAAAGCTGGAATAAAGCTTCTAATGAATATCCCATCATTCGAGCATACAGAATGTGATTATCATATCTTCGACAGTTGAATCCAATAAGTTTCATTTTGAGGAACTCTTCAACCTCTGCCGGTGACGGATTGATCATCCTGTGGCAAGGTCCAGGTTCTCCTCTATATTTCCAGTTAACCAATAACAGGTTTGGAAACACCTCAATATCATAGAATACAATTCTGTCGTCTTTTGGAGAGTTTACTCCAGCAACATCATCGGAGCAGTAGTGAATCTTTCCAACCTGCTCAAGGCAATAGTCTGCATGGTTTGTACTTGACGCAGCAAATGCTACAATATCATTTCGCATGTCCGTTACATCATAGTGTTCTCCTGAATCGTATGCATCATCCAGAATCTTTTTAATGAAGTCAACACTTGGTTTAGTTCCAGGGTGACTTTCTTTCCGAAGATTTTTTTTGATCAATGCTCGAATCATCTTTTCACTGGCGACTACTTTAAAGTCGACCATATTATCACTCCTTTTCTTTAATGGTAATCCTGAAGATATAGTAGCAATTGCTAAACTATTGCATCCGTTTACAATTCTTCGCAATGCTCCTTTGCCACTATAAACCTTGATCTCGATATTGTCGCTGTATACATTGTCAAGCTGTTTAGGATCACCAGTATAATAGTAATGCAAATGAATCCCTGCTCCACTCTTTGAGAACTCGGCATATGTAGGAGGCCATTTTGACGCTGCTTCTAAGTTTAATTCCTTAGACTTGTATCCATCAGCATCTTTCAGGTCAAAGTCGATAACTATCAAATTCTCTGGAACTCTAACATAATGTAACTTGCTAGTATCCAGATCCTTCAATGTTGTACCAACTCGATCCCATGCTTTTGATGGTGCATCGCCACGAGCATATTGTGCAGGACAATCTTTGCATGCTTCATCCAGGATAGATTTAGTACTATCCATTTTGAGCCATGATTCTTTAGCTTTGTCTGGTGAGAGTTCTTTCTCAGTAAACTTGTCTTTCTTGAAGCCTTTGTAATAGCTTCTAACTCTTGTTCCATCTTCAAGCACTATTCTATCAATGAATTCGTCAAAGTAATCTTTTAAGTCTTCCCTGAATCTATACATTGGCATTTTGTTTGGAAGCCCAGTGCCGTCACAGTATTCTTTGTAAAGACTGTATGCTGCTTTTAATGTTGTGCCATCATCCTGTTCAAAGAATGGATAACAGCTTTCAACAAAGTTAAAGAACACGTCTGTCTTAAACATCATTTCTAATGGCTTATACCCATCATAGTAATGCTTCCCATACATTTTATATATCTTGAGGCAGTGATTAGCTATAGCTCCAAGCTCATATGGAACCTCACTCATGCATTCTTGATAAGTATCTGGATCAAGCAGTTCGCCAGTTGGCTTAACATCAATCAGTCGTCTAATAATACCTGACTTTGCATCGGTGATTTTGACTGGTCGGTTTGTTCCCATGAACAGCATACTGTTAACTCGCATCGGATACTCGGCTTTATATTTTTCAGAAATGCTGATTTCCTCGTGAGCAATTATAGAGTTTAGAAGAGTGTTATCTTCGATTCTACTTAAATCGCCATCATGCTGAATCATTACTAATGGGTTATCCTTGAATGCTGCTGTTGCAAATGATTTTGACGGGTTAGCTAAGTCTTTAGCATTAAATGTTCCGCAATACCCTTGAAACAGCATTTGAATAATATTTAGAATTGTAGACTTACCTGTTCCTGCTTCGCCATAGAATACCAAGAACTTCTGAATCTTTTTTGAATCGCCAGCTATCACTGATCCTATGGCCCATTCAATTTTTCGTCGTTCTTCTGCATCGTATAGGGTAGAGATTATTTTATCATAGCCTGGAGTTTTGCCTTCTTCGATATCATACGGTAAGGTCTTGGAACGATAGTCCTCTTTACTCGTCTTCTGGTTTAGGAATGTAATATCGGAATCGAGCTGTATTGCAGAGGGCGGACTAAGCTGACAATACTTCTTATACTTTTCCCAGCGTCCATTATCGAAGTCTCTTAAATAGTCCTTTTCAATTTTGCTGGTTGTAGTTTTGCAAACCTTTTCGAACATTTCATCAATTAAACGATCCACATAATCGATGACATCATATTCATCAGTGGACCATCTATTATTCTTTTCATCCCATATAGCATAGAACGACTTACCTTTGCATAACAAATTGTCGACTTGTTTAGAAACAGCAAACGATGGGTGAATAACTGTAGCATCCCTAGACTTGACATATGAACTCTTAATCGTTACAAAATTCATACTTTTTCCTTTCCAGACCATTTGGGCACAAAAATGTGTTTCCAAAAACTTTTATATATATTAATACTCTCTTAATACTCTTTTAAAGTATATAAAAAATGGGCTTTTGGCCAATAAGGCCCTAAAAAGCACCTTTTTTCATCAATTTTTGCAACCCTTGGCCAAATTTATTTTGTCTGTTTTCCAGTCAAAAGTTCATAAAGTTGGTCTGCAGACGCTCCTTTTACGACTGAAATCAGCTGTAAATTTGCATTTTGTCCATTTTTGCCACATTCTCCGGCCACTGATAACCAGCTTTCACGCTTCCCATCAGACGGATTATACTGCAAAATCAGCAGTTTTCCACGCCTAGAATTAGGTACAATCTTGTCAACATAGTCCTCGTTTTTCTTATTATTTCCCATAATTTTTACCTCAACTTTCTTTATTATTTTTACCTAAATTGTCCTATTATTTACAATAATATCGTGCATTTTATCAGCCTGATTTCCTTTCCAACATGCCACAGCTCGTAATCCAGCGCTTTTGCCGTTTTCAATTTTCTCCTTGGCAACGGTAAAATAGCTAGGACTAGCGCCATCAGAAGGATTGTACTGGCATATAAACATCTCAGATTTATCCATATTAGGAACGAATTTCTTCGTATTTCCCATAATTTTTACCTCAACTTTCTTTATTATTTTTACCTATTAACTTCTTTTAACCAACTCGTCAGGATACGACGTAGTATCAGTACTAGATTTACAGCTCATAAAATTCCCGGAACTCTGCTGAGCACTCTCAATCTTTTCTTTGGCATTCGTCATTTCACTAAATGTATTCCTAGACCCTTTACGATTATCATTGGTTGCATCTATCATAGGTGCCGTGTCCAAAGGTGCGGGCTTAGACTTTTCCATATATACTTTCTGCCCAATGCCAGTATACAAGGCAAAGCGCGATAAGACCTAGTCCCTAGGTATCATCTTACCTTCGTCCCCTAGTCGACTCAGAATGCTTCCATACTAGTTCATTCTTACTGAATGCATCCGCCAGAATAGTAAGTAATTTGGCATCGTTCCTACGCTGTTTGGTAGTACCTACGAACGGCTTTCCAGATTCTTTCTCCATCGTCTCAAGGTTCTTTGTAACTCGTACTAAGGCCTCTAAAACCATGTCATGCTGGACAGCCGGACTGAATCCCTTAAACTCTTCCTTCGTCATTTTGTTTCTCCTTATCAACAATACTCTCAACAGTTTCAAACATGTATTTACATTTACGACAAGCATAATTTCGTCTTATCTCAGTACCAGATTTGTTGATCTTTTGATGATGCGAATATACATTACTATTACATTTAGGACATCTCATCTTCATCTCTCCCTAAATCCTTAACCCAGTCTAATTCTCCCGAAGCAAATGCAAATGCAAATGCATCAATCACATCAATAGCTGAATCAGAGAATACCCCAGCAGGTCCATTCTTCTCTAAATATCTAGCAGCGTTTAATGCACCAATACGACATTCTTCACGACTAAACATGCGCTCCACAAACTTCTCTACTTTAATCTTCTCGAGCTCATGCTCTGTGAGTTTTGTGTTAATAACCTTTGGCCCTTTCATAGATGAATTTCCTCCTTATAATTTGAATTGAGATACTCACACATCTGATCCCAAATCTGCATACGTCTTAAATTCTTTTTAGTTCCTTTGACCCACCATAAGCCACCTTCTCCATCCTGCTTATACTGACGTGAAGCACACTTTTTAAGTATTACTTCATCGTCCTCAGAGCAGTCCAGATAAAGCCCAAGTGAGTCAATCATGACATTAAACCAATGCGGTGTACGGTCTCCGAATTCGTCGTTTCCCATAATTGAATCTTCGCATCGCATGGCTAAGCCTACCATCATTTCAAGCCAAGAACACTGCTTATCAAGTAATGCTTCTCTGACTTCTGGATATCTATAACCACACTCATAAGCGAAGGTTGCACGAAGATCGACACCGTCTGCAGCTCTATTGGCATCGAGTTTATGTGACCACTGGAAGTCAGTTGCGAACAGCCATTTGAATCCCTGAATGCGCTCATTTTTGGCCGGATCAACGCTAATTTTACCTAAAAGCCACTCAAAATAGTCCATTTTGACCCTATTTTTGTCGATTTTTATCATTTTTCTCCTTTCTAGACTGTTTTTCAGCCTCTTTTTTTGCTCTTTCATATCTGTTGACACTGTGTAATGTGTCTGGATAATAGTATTTTATCATAATGTAATCTCCTCTAAGAATTCTTCATAAGTATCATCCTCGTACAGGATACAATCGATCTTGATACCTTCACGAGCATTCTTTACATACAGCGTATCAACCTCAAACTCACCGAATGAGTCTAAGTTTTCCTCACCAAGCATCTTAATACCGTCCACAATCTCTTCATCGCCATTCTCTGAATATACGGCATGCTCCTTAGGTAAGTAGTTCCATACAACTCGTTTGAGGCCATCGTCTTCCATGTACTCGCTAGGATCAATCACAACTGGACCCATTGCGCTGTCTACCTTATCCTCTACGTCGATTTCGTCGATTTTATCGATGTCTGGAGTCCGAATTTTGGCATAATTTATCTTTTCTACCCTGGCATCAGCCTCTTCTTTACCTGTATCTACACTGGAAATGCTCTTTTCTGTGGCTGAAGCGTACTTTTTCAGTACTTTTTCAGCATCTTTTTCCAGATTTTCTTCCATTTTCTTGACGTCTTCGCTCTTTTTTTTCTCTTTTTTCTTGTGAGCAGCCTCATAATCAGCCTTAAACTGCTCAATTTCCTTATCGATATACATCTCACAGGCCCGTTTCATGCCAAAATACATACCTACTGCACCTGTAGCTGTCCCTAATACAAAACTTAATACTACCTTTCCGCTCATTTATTTGTCCTCCTTATTCTCATGTCTACTGATAAATGTGTTAACTAAGCATCTGGTATCTGTACTAAACAGACAACCATTACATCTGAACTCCGGATCTTTATTGTTTTTCGGATCTTTTTCGCAATAAGCTTCTTTGAACTGTATTAAACATTCTTTCGCTGTCATTTCGATTCCTCCTTATTACTAATGATGCATGACGATCATTACTATCAATGGATACACTGTACCCAGAATTAGTTAAGTAATCTACAATATCATTTGCCATTTTCTTTCCATCTTCGGTAGCGATATCAATTCCAAAAGAGGCCAACTCGATTGAGCTATCGTATCTGCCTTCTTTTGCAGCTTTTATAATATTATTCTCGATTGAATTAAGATATTCTCTGCACTCGTCATTTATGAAGCTTATATTGTTTGCTTCCTTTGTACTGATCATCTTTTCTTACCTCGCTTTCTGTTGCACATGGCCATACCGAAATCACTTACAGGCACATATTCCTTATTAGGGTTACCAATCGGCCAGTCTTTACCGCACCAAGCCTCATATACAGCACGGTTAGACTTATTCTTATCTACTCTAATGTTATGAGTTACATTCGTCTGTTTCATTTTGACTCCTCCTTATTATACGCCGGGTTGTCCTTGCACATAAACCTGCATGCTCCCTGATTTCTTACCTGAATATAACAGTTATCGAAATAAGGGCATGCCAACTCCTATTCAGTATATGTACGATCGTCACTAGACGTATGCTCAAACTCCTGCATAATAGTACCCCCTTAAGATAACTTCACTGCCCACGATAGAATCATAGCTGAAGCAAAAAATACAATTATAAGATACGAGATAGCATCTATATCATGGTACCTGCGGATGTGCTTTACAGTGTGTATTATTCCAGCTCCTATAGCAGCACACAAAATGGTATGTTTAAGCCTCTTACAGAGGATAATCATGTTATTCAATTCTCATCACCACCCCTGTCTGGATGTTCACATAATACCTGTGATGCTTGTATACTACCAAGTCCCCATCCCAATCTCCACCTGTGAGATAAAGTTTCTTCATAATAGTCGGTTTTCTGAACCAATCGATAATTCTCTTCATTTCAATTCCTCCTAATTTTCGAAAAATGAAAGGAGATGCAAACGGGATATGAACCCGCATCTCTGGTATAGGGTATACCAGTGCACTGCTATTGTGCTACTACGCATCTCTTCTCATTATAAGCTATGTTTTATTTGCGAGTTATTCAGGTTTGTTCATAGGGAAGTCAGCATCCTTAGGACTTTTAGCTTCACCCCTAGACATTTTGATCCAATTATAGAATCGTTCCTGGCACTCAGGACACACATCCATTATTCCTGGAATATCCGTAACATATTCGCCGTCCGGAGTACATAATTTCTTATCATCAGGGAAACATGTTACTCCAGATTTGCTTTTCCACCATACAGTAATCCCGCTATACATTTTATTCTCATCTTCGTGGTATACGCTGCCACACAAATCACATTTACAAAATCCTCTCATTTTAATTACCTCCTGAAATAAATTTCCACGCATTCTCTTAAGCAGAAACAAACGAAATCCTCGTCTGTCGATGAATTAACTGTGATATAGTTAGCCTTCTCATGATCGACATATATCTCTATAGTACCATCAGGCTTCGCAACAAGCTTAATTGGTACTTTGTAATTTTCTGACAGTTCTTTGATTGTAGCTAAAATTTTCATATCTATACCTCCTTAAAATTCCTTATAGTATTTTGATGTAAGTTTCTTGATTTTCTTAACAAATGACTTACTCTTGTTGCTTTTAGCATAGCTAGTTTTGTCAGTATAATCTTCAAAATCAATATCGTATTCACTGCAATAGTTCCATGTAGAAGTAACATATACACTTTCCCTAACGTTTCCACCATAAGCATTAGATGCTGTATAATCTACCTTCCAAGCAATCGTCCTGTAGCTATCAAGAATTCCGCATGCTGCATATACTTCAAAATTATCCTTATTTAGAACATATTTAATCTTACTAATTTTCTTTATTTTGAATGAATCTGGGTCCCATAGTTCACTATCCTGGAAGACAGCTAATGTGTAAGCTAAATTCTTTTCAGCCTTGGTGTATTTGGTTTTTGCATTTACTGGTTGAACAACCATTAAACACATAACAACAGCAAGTAACGAATATAATCCTTTAGTAATTTTCTTCATTTTAATTCCTCCAATTTTTATTCTGATTTCTTATTCTGCTCTTCTTCACGTCTCTGGCGCATGAAGTCATCAAGCTGAACAAGTATTTTTCTTTCAATGGTGTCCCCGATGCCCGGTATGCTTGTTAGCCTGTTATACTTGACCCATCCAGACAGCTCTTTAATATTTTTAGCTCCTCTTTTAACTAAAAATTTTCTAGTTCTAGGAGTAATTGACTGAAGGTATCTCAGATCATACGGATCTTTGTAGACCGCATCGCCACGGAATAATCGTACCTTAGTGATTATCTGGTATATTCTCTGAGTAGAGACATACTCGTCCATTGCTATCATACGAGCACTGTCTCCTTTCATCCAACGCTCAAATACATCTAAATCATGGTCAGTTACAGTCCAATTACCCATTTCTCTTGTTTTGTCGCACATAGAAGAATCCTCCTTTAATCAATTAGTTTCTTTATAGCAGTTTCAAGTGTGTTTTCTATCGGTATTGTAATATCAACTGATGCATCCAGCTCACGTTTCGGTATAATAATACGGTAAACGAGATTGTCCTTAGAAGACTCAATGTTTATCCCGTCAGTTGTAATAGTAGCCTCTATTTTGACGCCATTCGTTTCCTGAATCGAATTAAGTTTTGCATAGACTTTTGCAAAAGCTTCAGCTGCATCTCTGTTGCTTATCTCTTCATCGACATCACCAACATTAAACATCAAGAACGTTTCGTATGTGGACGGGTCCTTGTATAAAACTACTGATTTGATGTCATATATTCTATCCTCCAAATCGTTAATGCCAAAAGCATCCAGTATCTCTTTTTTAATGTCGATGCCTAAGCCATGGTAAAAATTACGCCATATCATACTGCCGGATAAGACACCGTCTGTGGCCTTGATCACTGACTCAAATCGTTTAAGCAATCCATGAACAAAGTCCTCATTATTCTGCATCACGTCATGATCTAAATGTATTGCGTTTTTCATTTCTTTTCCTCCTTATAATGTTTTGAAGAAATCCCCTCTAAGGAATCTTTCTTCTTTTGACAAATGTGAATCGTCAATAGCTATATCCAATCTTCCTCGTGTCGAAATTTCCTTATCGCATTGTGGGCATGTAATGATGCTGTACTCATCTCCGCCTAATTTCTTTATTTGAATATCTTCTTTCTCGTATTGAAACAGGCAGTTACATTTTGGACATCGAGCCTTGAAGATCTTACCAATCTCGAGAATCTTTTTCATTTCTTTTCCTCCTTCTTTACAAATATCTTTGATAAACATTCACTACATAAGTTTTGCGTTGGTACGCCTTGAAAGAACTCTAACTCTGTAAGTTCGTTTTCCTCGCATACCTCACCGCATTCATCACATCTATACACCTGTAGCCTCCCTTATGAAACATTCAAGCGCCATAAACTTTGTTAAGCATCCTTTTCATTTCCTCGGCTGTCATAGATCCTATGTCACTTTTATTGCTTCCTATAGGCTGTCCAATATATGCTATAACTGGCTTACCCTTGAACTTAAGCTGGCCATTCATAGTTAAATCAGTATTGTACTTGTAAAACGCGTGATCCTTGAAATACTCCACAATGGCATCCATATATTCATGTTCAATAGCAATGAAGTCTGCATCTGGGTTTTTGTTATATTCTGTCGCTACAGCGATTGAAGCGGTTGCTATATAGCATGTATAATGGCTATTGTAATTTGTAGTACTCATTTTGACTCCTTCCTACGGCCCTAGACCGCCCTTAGTAGCACCACTGCTGCCAAGGGTAATCTAATACACCGTCTCTAAGCATTATCTGTTCATCGATTCATCTCTGGGATACTTCACCATAAATGCAGCCATCACAGTTGAAGTCGATTAACAGTGTTCTCTCTTCTTCGCCAGTTTCTTCGTTCGGTACCATGACCCATTTGGTCAGGAACGTTACGTTGTTGTCGAACTTGCCATAATCTGGATCTTTCTGGCTTCTGTATCTCCAGCCGTGCGTCAGACCAATGTCAGTAGGCTTCAGACCGATCATACGATATACATCATTAAGTGTCAGGATTCCTTCGCATTTTAACCGTGTATCTGCTTCCTTCTCACGCTGTGCAAGCATGAATTCATTCTGAGGATTGTCGTTAAACCATTCAGTACTGTTCTCACGGGTGAAGAGTCTTGCGTACGGTGAGCCGCCGAAGTTTCTGATAATCTCCTGCTCTTCAGTTACCTTCTTTTTCTCGCCTGTCTCTGGATCTGTCTCAGTCTTCTTAACTGTCTTTTTCTCAGAGCCGTACAGCATTTCATTGTCAACTTCTTCACCGTACTTGTTGATTACATTTTGACGGTACGTCTGGTAAGCCTTAGCAATTGCTGCACAAGATGCTGCTAATGCTGCCTGACGCTGCTTCATAATATGATGAGATCCAAGAATAAGACCGATAGATATTGCTTCGAGAATTACAGGACCTGCATAGAGCTTAACATACCCTAATGCTGTTTTTCTCTTCAGCAGAACCATATCGTTTGTCGCATCCTCTTTTGTGTAAGGTCTATCGAGAGAGTCTGGATCTTCCTCATACTTTGCTGCTGTCTCTACGATTTTCTTTTTTGTCTCTTCTTCATTGCTCTGTACTGCTGCAACTTTGAGTGTTGCTATCTGTGTCATAATCAGAGCTCCAATACCTGCTCCGATTCCTGCAAATAACATGATCTCCGGAGAATTCATTTTTGTCCAGGTTTTGGTATGACCTACTACTGTTGATAAACTTGTTACTGCTGTGTCTAATGCTTTCATTTTATTTTCCTCCTTGTAAATCAATAATGAATTCTAACACATATTTTCCGTTTTCGTTAGTCATGTGGAATCCCTTAAAGATATCATTCCACGGCATTGTGACTGATAAATTGTTATCCTCTTTAGGAAACAGATACTTTGCTTCTTCCAGAATATCTCTAATAGAGAATCTATGGCTGTTATAGCTAAGATATCTAAAGAACTGGATAGCAAATGTGTCTCTGCCACCTTTATCGTCGAACACAATCTTTGTGCATGTTCCTTCTGGCATATTTGTAGAATAGTATACTTCTGCATTCCCTCAAACACTTGAATGTTGTGAGATGCACTTATTCTTCGTACCTGTTTTGATCCAGTAAATGAAATCTAAGATATACTTTTCACCTTCTGTACGCATTTCAAACTTTGAGAAGATATCCTTCCACGTAAGCTTAGTACTAAAATTGTCTGTGCCATCCGGAACAACGAAATTTGAATCGGACAGAACATCCCGTATTGAATATACCTTGAAATCCTTTGCCGTAAGCTTGGCAAAGAAGCTTGCAATGAACATATATCTTTGTAAATCGCTCGGGAATACAATTGATTTGCATGTTCCAGCAAACATGTGTGTTGAATAGTACACCTTCACATTACCAAAAGTCTTTAATCCATAGATGACGTATGGATCATTGTTTGTTTTAATATTCTTTACTTCTTCAGAACCAGAACTCTTATATACAAATATCAATTCATATTTACCATCCGCTTCCTTGATAGCGAATCTGTCATGAACTTTTTCCCATGGTACAAGCTCATCCCAATTGTTCAATTTGTTTCCTTTTGTGGGCTTGAACTTCATCTCTAAGCATGCATCTGCGATTGAGAATTCGTCGTATCCTTCACTGATCATATTGTAAAATACGCTCTTGAATTCTTCTGCAGCGTCCTTAGTATCGAAGATTAACTTCATTGGCATTCCTTTAGAATTCGTTCCTGCGAATATCCATATACGTCCATACTCATTTGAATACCATGTATCCCACAGTTTCTCTGCTGCATCACATGTTGCATCCATATCTGCAATCAGATAGTCCAGATAATTACGAGCTTTCTTTAGATCCTCTACACCGTTTTTCTTCTGGAATCTGAACAGATACTTCATAGAATTCCATAACATTACGGCCTGCTTACCTGGCAGGTCTTTAACCATATCATTCAGAATATCAATAGCCTCAACACCAGCAATATTCTGATAATGTTCCGGATGATTTACATTGTCTCCCATTTCTTTACCTCCTTATGCTTTCTGTCCTTTAATGGACGTTACTGTAAGAGTCTTACCACACTGTGGACATGTTACATAAGACTCAAAGAATATTGGCAGTTTTACAATACCTTGTACAACTCCATCTACTACCTTATATGGACGACTCTGAACATCTTCTCTCTCGTAAGAGAACTTGCAACCACAGTGATAGCACTCGGTCACAGTTCTAGTTCCTGGTTCAATAATTTTAATCATTAGTCGATCTCCTCCAATCTCGGCATCTCTAATACATACCCACCGTCTCTAGACTTTCTAATATGCGCCCCACCAAGCTCATACCATCCATAATGGAAATCGTTTGCCTGTGTCGGAATATCAATAGACTCAAACACGTCGCCAACAGACACTGATCCATACTGATCAAGATACTCGGTTAAAGTATCAAGCAATGTGTCTGCATCTGCTCTCGAGTCGAATCTAAGATTGTCCATTTCATATCTAGCCCTGCCTCGAGGTGCTGATCTACGTCTGCTACGGCTATCAAAGCTAGCATCGTATGGTATGCGCTCAACACTACCTCTACTAATGCTGCTACGGCTACGTGATCTGTGTCTTGTATCGCCATAGAATGCCATATTGATAGCACCTTCGACCATGTCCACGAATGTATCTTTTAAAGCTGGAATCAGTACATCATTAAAGATATACGATCCAACACCTCCAGATTCATCGCTTAAGAATGTTTCTCCGAATTTCTGACCCAGGGATTTTTTCTGAGTTGTTACTCTATTCTTTACAACTTTTTCAATCTTATGACGCTCTTCGGCTTTAGTAGGTTTTTTCTTTGTTGCCTTAGTGCCAGTTGCGATTGAGTTGCTTTCAAGTCTTTCCATTTTGACTCCTTTCTAAAACAAAAAGTCTAAGACCATGTTTCCATGATCCTAGACCAAAGATTTCCAATCTTTTAAGTACTACTTTTCAGTTTCATCCTGATCTTCTTCGGCATCGTCTTCAGGTTCCGCTTCACGATAATCTGCGTCCTTAGAGTCCTTAAACCTCTTCAAGTCGGCTCTCTTTTCTTTTGCCTTCTCGACTAACATCCTGCCTCCCTTAACTGCCGCTTTTCCAAGCGTGTAAGTTCCGACAGCTGCTAAGCCGATCAGAGCAATTCCAAGTTTACCTAATGAATCGTCCTTAGATTCCTCAGTTGCAGGCGTTGTGTTAACGTCATCTGATACCATAACCTCTGTGTTCTCATTCTGTAATTCTGACATACTTTTGTCCTCCTTAAATTTTTTGGTATATCTCTCATTATAATATATGATTTTTTTGCGAGTCTACATTAACTCACGATAATCAAACCTCGGATTTGCGAAATATCCGATTGTCAGGCACGGCTTTCCATTTCTCAACGTTGAGTCAAACTGAACATCTACATAAGTGTCTGGTGACCATCCTACGTCGTCTCCTACTTCTACGTGATTTGCATTTACTTCATCATAGAATTCGTTAAGAGATATAAACATCTCACCGCCAAGGAATCGATCCTTTATCTTTCCAACGGCCTGCAGTATTTCTTCTCTTGTCGAATAGAACACATTACCAGTATAGAGGTCGATACAAACCTCTTTTCCTTCTGGCATGCCATCGAACTTTGACTCTGGGATCTCTTTTACCCGCTCGTCTATAGCAGCTTTGTTAGCTTTGACATCTGTCTTTGGTGATACCTTAGCTACGTTTCTACGATATCTGTCATATGCGCTAGCCGTAAACTCGTACATTGCTGTCATAGCTGTAAGTCTAGCTGTGCTTACTTTGTATGATCCGATAAATGCTGAGATGCTTAAGGCTCCTAAAATCACTGTAGAAACATAGCACCTCCAGCAAGACTTTACGATCTGCTTCGGACCGAGTTCCTCGAATCTATATGCCATGTCAGATTTGTTTACAGACATTGGCAGATCCTCGTATTCGATTTCTCCTTCTTCGTATCGCCTAGCAATCTCATCATCCATTTTGTCAATTGCCAATGGTGTAGCTTTAACTGCACTTATTATTGTAGCTGCTAACCCGCCGATTCCAGCAATCATAAGGAGCATCGGTGCATTCTTATCGGCAATGACTGGAACCTTGTTTGCCTCCTTAATTAAATTGTTTAAAAAACTCATTTTGTTTCTCCTTTCTTATATCAGCATGCTTGAGCTGTATTCCATGTCTTTGAACCAGCCTTTAACTTCTCGTTTCTCCGCTTTGGTTTCCATGAATAACCCATGCGGTAAATCAAGATATCGTATATAGTAACCCTCAGTGTTTTCAAACGGCACAAGTTGAATATCAACCCATTCATTTGTCTTATCATTCTCGTCCATATCGATCTTAGACCAACCTACAACGCTTCCAAAACTTGTTGGATGCAAATCGAGATCGTATCTAAACTGATCGTAAGTTACCGTGTGAGCAGGGCTTAATGCCAATTTCCTATTTAACTTTAATATAGCTGATTCTACTGTCGCTTTGTCGGCATAGAAACCCTCATCAGTCAAACTATCAATGAAGAATGTTAATCCAGTTGTGTCTACAAATTTTGATTCCTGCTCAGATACTGTTTTCGTAATTGGAGTTCTGCTAGCTTTCCAAATATTTTCTTCTTTTTCTTTTCCTACCTCGTTGACTACTTCTGTTCTGTACCTCTTAAAGTTTGCCTGGAGAATACTCATAGCTCCTGCTAATGCTGCAAGCTGTTTCTTGTTTAAGAAGTTCGATCCAAAGATGCATCCTATTGTAGCCGCGCCAACTACAATAGAATAAGCATAAATTGGAGCTACAACTTTTACCTCTTCGATAAAAGTAAGCTCTCTATGCTTCTTTTTCTCAATCTCATCAACTTTAAGGGTTGCTTTTATAGATGCTTTATTTGTAAGAATATTTGATACTACCACACCTACAGCCGCACCTATAGATAATATAGTAGACATGTTTCTTTTAATAAAATATCCTACCTGTTCAGTGTTCATTTTGACTCCTTTCTAGAAAAGGTAGAGGACCTGAATTAGTCCTCATCCTCTTTTTTGTCGGTTGATTCTAAAGCCTTTACTTTCTCATCGACTGCCTTATCGATGCTTAACTGTGTTAAACAGATTCCTAAGAATCCTGCTAATGCAGTGCATCCGATCTGACCAATCTTCAATAAAGTTTCTTTGCCCATTTTATCACCTCCTATTATATGAAATGAATTATCTGCGATGGCGTCTTTCTGAAATCATCAGTACTATAAACGCCGTTAAAAATGCTAATAAGAATGTATCCATAATAACTAACTCCTAATAAATATCTCTCTGAATTTCTTTTACGATCCTGTTAGTTTCTTCCTGCTGCTTGTCATATTCATATCGTGTATATGCCCTAAACGATCCAAGTATAACGATCATTACAAGACAAAATATAAAGAATTTATCTTCCCTTTTCAATTTCCTCTCTCCTTCCTAGAAAAGCTTAAAGACCATGTTTCCATAGCCTATAAACTTCGTTCTTTATTATTTTGTGTTTTGATCCTGAAATTCTACTAAAGCCTTAACAACTTCGGTATTTTCAATGTTGTCTCTCAGCATCCGATCGTGAAAATCACTCATGCCTTTCTGCCATCCGTTTCTGTATGCTTCTGCATTTGTCATGCCAATGTACTTTCCAATCATAGCACCACAAGCACGACCAGTTGCAACAGCAATTACAGTCGTAGCGCAGAAAGCGATAATATCGCTCTTGTGCTCAATAACATACTCTTTTGCCTCGTTAAGTTTCTGTTTAGTTTTTTCTTTCATTTTAATTCTCCTTTCAACTTAAAACAATAAAGTTCTCATTATAGACTAAGAATTATTTGCGAAAAGCTTAAAGGCCATGTTTCCATAGCCTATAAACTTAACTTTTTGTTTCTCAGATCTTCGTCTTTGGAAAGATCCCCGGAAATGCCTTACTAAGTATTGCGCCTCCATTACTTTCGAAGACCATCACCCCGATGCTAAGACCGGCCCAAGCGGCCAGCGTTACTCCGGATTTGATCAGTTCTAATTTTGAATTAGTTTTGGACTGCTCCAATTCGCGTACTCGAATGTCGAGTTCTCTTTCTTTGTGATCAAACTCTTTCATTTTGATATCACGCTCCTGTGCGAGCTTATCTTCTTCCAATTTCAACTTATAGAAGCTAATCAAATTGTCGGCAATAGCATTTCGCTCGTTGCCAATCTTTTCATCGAAGAGTTTATTGTCCTCTTCAAGAATTGTTTGCTCTAATACCTCTCTTAAGTTTTCAGTTCCTTCTTCTCTTGCCATATTTGACTCCTTTCAATATTATAACAATAAAGTTCTCATTATAAGCCCTGTTTTATTTGCGTGTCCGACATACGCCTAACTTCGAACGTTACTGTATCGGAATTGTACATCTCTTTAAGAGAGTCTTTTCCCTTAACCTCAAGAGCACAGTAGTACCCTTCGCTATCCTCGTCCCTAGCCATTTTGATGATGCCTGGGCAAGACATTTTCGTTACGTTTTTGCCAACATGCATACCGACAATATACCCAAGAGTTACACATATAATGCATACTAATACGTTCATTTTAATTCCTCCTTATCTTTTTATATCCTATTACTATAGCTTCGATATCTCCGCATCTAATACCTCCTTGAACTGCGGATGTGTAGGAAAACTCTGCGAGCGCTTTTTGGAGTTTGTCTGAAGATGATATTGTCTCTTGTGCAAATAAATATCTAGGGATAGAGGTGCGATCATAATATGTGACTCTTTTTGCATAGTTTTTCACCGCCTTTTTGAATGCTCGAACCTTGCCGTACTGGAACCATTTATAAGAGAAGTAGATCCTTATATGATCTGGTCTAGTGACAGTGGTTATTACGTCCCAGCCATTACGCATTGTAATAATATCGTGAACCATATAGTAAATATAATTCCGTCTAGAAATATCAATATGAGTTTTAAACATTATAATCCCTCCTTCATATTTTTAAACAGGTGCTCGAAGCTGTCATCATTGAATTCAATTGCATGACAGATATCTTTTGATATATCCCTAGTATCAACTGGAGTTCCTTTTGGCGATTTACCAGCGATTAACGGACTCTTGCCAATCGTCTTCATTACTGAATTCAGCTCAATGTATTTTGACAGTTTTACAGCCTTGAATCCAGACAAGTCAATAATACCAGATGCAACGTGGATATCAAAGATATTGTTGTCCAGGTACACCATCTTCTTATCAAGTTCTCTTGCTGAGAATGGAATAATCATGCTCTGATCATTGTCCCGGTATAAGAATACAGCTGACATCATGCCTCCACAATTCGGAACCAACCGAATAGAATTGCACTCAGATGCTACCTTACTCTCGTAGAAATGACCGTCCAATCCAACGAAATCCTCAACATACTTTACTACCATTTTTGTATCCTCCTTTAATTTAAAAAATATAAAAGGAGAAGCCTATATAGGCCCCTCCTAGTTTTTGTGATGTTTTTTCCAGATATGTTTGATGATAGCATAGATTATCAATCCTGCCACTATCACATCTCCGAAAGTGAATAATATTGAAATACCTCCTGCTAAAAGCAGTGCTATTCCAACTACTATCACTCCTAATAAAATAGCTCCTAAAATTGCTAATGTAATCATCTTACATTCCTCCTTTCATCTCATTATACACTATGAGATTTTTGCGAGGCGTTCAAGCTCATCCATTACGAGGTTAATTCCCTCAAGTTTACCTGTTAAGCGTTCCGTTTCCATAAGAATATGTAACCCTTCTACTGAATCTTTATCCGGTAACGCTTTTGCTTTCTGGTTCAATTCTTTTGCTCGTGTTAAGATTTTCTCTGCTTCTTTATTTGAGAAATCAATCATAGCTATTAACTTACGGTGTGTTAAAATTTCGTTTAATGTCATTTTGACTCCTTTCTAGAAAAGCTTATAGACCATGTTTCCATAGTCTATAAACCTTATTACTACTCATTATTTTCTTGGTTTTCTTACTCCATAATTGTATGGTTTTTTCATACTAATCACCTCCTTATAATAATGTTTAGTTCTCATTATAATGAATGAAATATTTGCGAGATAAAAGAAAGAGCCAATGTTTCCACTGACTCATCCTAGTTAGAATAGTAAAGCTCCTATTCCAAGACCGATTCCTACCAGTGCAATTACCGGTCCTAAAATCGCTAATGTAATAAATACCTTTACTATGTTTGCTAAGAACTCTTTCATCTTTTAGCTCCTCCTTTCTTCCTATTATAGGAACAGAATATCTTGCGAAAAAGGAACGGGCTTTGAATCGCCCGCGTCCCTAGACCTCTATTTAGTTGTGTTTTGATTTTTCTTCTTTCTCTTATCGAAATATGTCTGCAATTGGAAATACTCCCAAACTGATGCAAAATATCCAACGGCACTAAATGCTATTCCAATCCAGAGACCTACGTTGTAGATCATCCAGAATCCAATGAACATTAGTAACGTTGGTGCGCATACAAAGCTTAAAGCTGACACCAATGCAAATAATTTTTCTAATCTTTTCTTCATATCAAATTACCTCCTAAATGTTTAATCTTCATTATACGAAATGATATATTTGCGAAAAGAAGAGAGGACCTGAATTAGTCCTCATCATCTTCGTCATAACTAAACGCCATTGCTACAAAATATGCAATAATTCCGCATCCAAATGACACAATTGGGTTCATGATTCCTGTCATAGTCAATACTGCAATTACAAGTATTGCTACTGGGAATATAGTAATTAACCAACGTCCATCTTTGAATATCTTTAATAATCCTTTCATATTTATGTACCTCCTTTAAATACGTCTCTAGTTCCTATTATACGAAAGGAATTAAATGCGAGGTAAAACGAAAGGCCTAGATTTCTCTAGACCACCATTTTGAATTGTTGGTTTATTTTCGTTTCTCTGCAATGATAGCCCAAACTACCAAACCTACACCAATACCGATCATGGTAAGTGCGGAACCTTTAATAAGTCCGTCACGGTACATTTGACCGCCAAAGCTTATCAAAGCATTACACTCATCACTACTCACCTTATTAGCGAGATTTGCAATAATGTTTTTCTGTTCATCTGTGATAACACTATTCATATAAATCACCTCCTATTATAGCAGTGGAAATATTTGCGAAAAAGAAACATACCGTGAATATCCAGCGATACTCTGATGTCCCTAGGCCATCGTATAAACAGTCTAGGGACATCGTATGTACATTACTGCTTTTTTGCCGAAGCAGCTTTGCGCTTGTTATGCTGGCTAGTGCTAATACCGAGCAGAGCACCAAGAAAAGTGTCAACTGCAGTAATAGTTCCTACGACCTGGTCTCCATACGGAAGCCCCCAGATAGTAGCAAGTGTGAAATATAAAGTACCAATTGCTGGTAAGGCAATCAATGCAATCCATTTAAGAATATCATACTGTTTATTCGTTAACTTCATTTTTACTTTCTCCTTCCTTTGTCGGAGGTACTGTAAATATCTTGAGTCTATTTACTCCCTCCATAACTCTTTTTGCGGAGCCGTTGCCCCCTAAGGCTTTGTACGGTTCGTAAAGATAGTCTCTCAGATTCTCATATTCATCTTTAGTGATCCATCCGCGTTCGATGTATATCATGCCTAGTGACACGATGCGGTCATGGGCCAATCCAATGAGCATCTGACTTTGCAAAGATTTTTTATCATCTTTTTTCTGGAGCCAAGCCCAAAATCCAGAAGATGCAATAACCGAACACAGCACAGTGACGATAATTGATACGATGCTTTCCATAATCTTCCTCCTTATGCGATTACTTTATCAAGCTCATAAGGAATAAACATCCATGCGTCATTACCTAATACAGAATAAGCTATTGAAAATATCTTAGCTCCATAATCGGCTATAAAGTTGCAGACCCATTCTTCTGCTAATATCCAATATTCTGGTTTTACAACCTTATGAATATCGTCTAGCAGACCGTAACTAACAAGAGCACAATGACCTAGCTCATGGATAAGAACTTTCATAAGGAGTGCACCAGATAAGCTCCTCGACATGAAAATAGTTGCAAGGTTTGGGTCTGTGGTGGCTAATGTCATTTTTCCAGTCCTATCCATGAGCATTTTGTCATTTGGGTTTACGAACTTTATCCTCCATAAATATCCATTCATTGAGAATCTGTCCATAATCGCAGTTCTCTTTAGATACTCATGCCGTCTACTAATGTAGAAAGTTCGGTTTTCATTCTGCGTTTCAATTCAGGGCTGGCTTCGCTCCAAATGTCACGCATAGAGATAATGGCCTTCTCGACATGCTCTTCTCCATGCCGTTCCATTCTCTCTTTATCTTCTGATGATCCAGTTTTCGTGTAATGTTTTCTTGCATCAGACCAAGAATCATATGCAGCACCATAAGTGCTAACTGGCTTGTTCATCATTTTTGGTTCATTTTGATCCATATAACCATAACGGAGCTTCATCTGGTCTGCAAACTCTGTTGGGTCGCCTGTTAGATACTGCTGCATAGTGTAGTCTTCACCTTCTAAATATGGCATATATCCATATCTAGATCCATGACCGGCCGAAGCATATCTACCACTAGAGGCATAGCGATTTGGATTGTAACCGTAAGACCCATCTCCCATAGCCTCTACAATCGATTTGTAGTACTTTGACTGCATGCAGTAGTTCTCGGCTTCATAAATATCTTTGATCATATCAACGACTTCACCCATTTCATGAGCATCTACACACTCGATTCCATGAGAAAGCTGTTCCTTGACCGAATCTACAAGAGTTGCCTTAATAGAACAGAGATCTTTCATCTTTTCCATTTTGACGACACCTCCTTAGGCAAGCCTACGGACAATAAAAGCACTATTAGCAGCGACAGTTACGTCCGTAGTACCAGTATTAGTTACGGTTATACGATCGTAGTCCCCGCAACAATTCTTGATTAATGTCGAGGTAGCTACGTTATTAGAAGCATTGGCAGCTCCTGGAGTAGCAACCATAGTTGTCTCTGGCATCGTTGCTCCTCCTAATTGGAAAGCAAGCTGTACAGGAGTGCCTGCGACAGCGCCCGAGATGTTACCAGCAAAAGAAGCTTCATAAATGCCATTAGCTCTCATTTTGACAGATCCGGTGTTTGCTCTATGACACTCAGCGCAACCTGTCTTAAGAAGGACTTTGTCAAAGGTAATGGACTGACCAGCAGTCAATACCTGATCAGTAGTATTTGATAATTCAATCATTTTATAATACCTCCATACAAGGGAGAGCCAGTTTCTAGACCCTCCCTAATCATTTTGACGTTAATTAGCAGCAACCGTTATTACTTGATCCACAGTAGCATCCAAACCCGTAGTTTGCATATGGATTTGGAACTGTAAATGCCGGAACAGCAGCTGGACGTAACTGATTAACAAGATACTGGTTCTGAGCACACTGAGATGCTGTAAGCTCCAACTTGTTAATAGCAGCCTGCTGGCTAGCAATTGTCTGATCTTTTGCATCCATCTGCATTTTGACCATTTCATCATGCAGAGCACGATAGTTGGCATTATCATTGTCAATAATGTCTCTTGTCTGATTTTGAATAGCGTTAGTGATAGCGCAAGTATTTGTAGCCATATCATACTGAATCTGAGCCTGACCCTGACGGTTCTGGCAGCAGCAATCGGCTAACTGCGTCTGAATGGCATTCGTTGACTGTAAATTTGCGATATTAGAAGCATTAGCACTGTCACTAATAGCGCTCTGAATAGCGTTAGTAGACTGCAGCAGGCTAGTGTTCATAGCATAGAATCCATCGCAAATTCCATTGTCAATGCCGCTAAGCTTGTTAAGAATTGACTGGGTATCAAATCCTCTCTGAAGATCGCCATTAGTTGCACAGCCCTCTCCATTTCGTCCCTGGCCACCCCAGCCATTTCCCCATCCGCCGAAGATAGCAAACAGGATGATTAACACCCACCATCCATTTCCATTGCCCCAGCCATCACCATTTCCATCTTTTGTAACAGCAGCGATATCTGAAAGACTTGGTGCACTACCCATATTAAACATAATTACTTCCTCCTTATTTTACATGGAAAAACTGTTCTGCCTGTCGGATAGCATCTTCTTTACTTACTCCCATAGACTTACAAATGTTCTCTGCAATCTCCTGTCCTTTTTTCTCATCGCCAGATTGAATAACGTTAATCATGCTTTGAGCATTAGGGTTATTAGCAATATTAGGATTCTCCTTTAGAATCTTCATTGCCATTTGTTGAATACATTGACTTATCATTCTTCTTGTCCTCCTTGAATCGCGACTTATTTTGATGCCCTTGCCGTTTGAGCATATTCTCTATTCTGTCAAGCTGAGCTTTTAATTCTCCGGTGTTATCACCATTTTGGCACTCTGATTGAGCATGCTCATTCGAACTTATAGAATAGATAATACTTTGCAGAACACCATTGCTATTCCATTGCTTAGCAATAACCTTCTTGCAATCCTCTGTCATAAACAGACAAATACTGCCATCCATTGGTATTTCTGCAGGCACAATATCCTGCTCTGAAGTTACAATCCTTCCTCTGATTGGAATAATTGGCCGTTGATTTGCCATTGCGTTTGCCAGATTAGGCTGCCCTACAGTCTGGTTATTCATAACTTGGGGATTATGAATAAGTTTTGGTCCTCCATTCCAATTTGGTTGGTCTACAGGACCCATAGGCCGTCGCATTCCTTGGGCGTCGATGTTTGGTGTATAATCCATAGCAAAACAGCTCCTTTCCTATTTTGATTTAAAAGTTCTTATCCCTAGACACAAACGAGTAAAAGTCTAGAGATATTATTTAATTTTCTTTTAACGTCACTTGGAGGGTTGAGAATTACTGCAATGGTATCACCTCCCTAAACCATTTTGATTTATGTCAAAGACTCGCTAGTAGCCTCCGATTCCGAGCTGTCACCGTCTGTTGTATTAACTGGGTCATTCTTGTAAGCTCTGATAGTAACGTCATTAGATAATCCGTCATGAATCTCAATGACGTTGTCAAGCTTGAACCCGTCGAATGTAGTGACATTTCCATTGTCGTCTGTAATCTCCATATGAGAAATATTGTCTGCATTACGAGCCGTAGAAGCAATTCTGTCAAACACTGCTGGAGACTCGTATGTTGAAGTAATGTTCAGATAAGTTCTACCTGATTGATTCTGAGCATACTCTCTTGTAAATTTGCGGATATCAACTGTTGTTCCATTTCCAAATTTAAGTTTCATTTTGATCCTCCTTGCTTAATTCTTTAAGCATGTTAAGTTCTTCTTCTCCAATAATCGGAATAGCCCATTCATCAGGGCAGTATATTTTGAATCTCTGTTTCCACTGTTTTTTACGATACCACTTATTCCAGAAGTATGCGTTAGCAAGAGATCTGGTCTTGTGCATATCGCAAATATAAGTACAACGAGAATCTGGAGTTCCATTTTCTTGGTAGTTGTACGCAGAGCACCAACTGCAACCCTCGGCAATAGGGCAATAGAAACATTCATCACTAGACTCTGTCCTTCTGTCGATTTTATTTAAGCACTCGACGCACTGCTTATCACACTTTCTCTGTGCAATTCCAAAATTGACGTGGCCAATTCTAAGAGGCTTTCGGGATGTACCTAGACTGCTTTCCATATATCTGATGCATGGGTAAAGCCATCCATCTGGGTCCATTGCTAACATGAAGCCAGTTCCTCCGCACCAGTTTTCAAGATCTGTTTCTTCCTTTGGTTTGAAGAAGTCATTCTCGAATAATGCCATGAAATGGTCATCGGCTAAGTCATTTTCAAGCCAATAATCGGCTAACATTTTGAGCTGCTCATAATAGATTTTCGCGTGCTCCAATGTCCATCCTTTTTCATAAACGACATTCGCATTGATATCTTTGTATCCAAGTTCTACCATATGCTTAATCGCCGAGAATAGATGCTGCACATTACCTGGCGCTATGGTGATCTTAGAGCCCATATAGTATCCCCTTGATATCCAATCACGAGCTCCAGCTACTGCCACATCATAAGACCCAGTACCATCTGGAAAGACTCTACAAGCATCATGCAGAGCCTTATTTCCATCGATGGTAATTGAGAAAGAGAGATTATGCCGCCATTTGTTCAGGAACTTCTGAACCTTAGGCTCAAAATATAATACACCATTTGAGCAAATCGAAATACAGAATTTTGTTGCCCATGGATGCATCAACTCGATAGCTTTATCATAGAAATACGTGCAAATCTGATCAATAAGATCCACACATAAGAAAGGCTCTCCGCCAATAAACTCAATGATAATACCAGGTGATGTAGAGGCGTCGATGTAGTTACCGAGGCGTTCATCTCCGGTAAGAAGCATATCAATAAGTTTCTTTGCATCTTCGAACTTCATTTTTCTCTTGCCTTTGTTTATCTGGTAACAGTAAGTACAGCACAAGTTACACTCGTCTGTTACTTGAAAAGTCACGGTACGAGATAAAGTTCTTCTGTCAGATGCATTATTTGTAATAATTGTCTCAGGATACAACCTTCCGATCATATCCTGAAACTGTTCGAACTTCTTCATAGGCTTAGCCCTCTAATACGGTAATGTGTACGAGGTGCTCTGAAAAGTCTGTTACTGCCCATCTGAATTTAACATCTTTTCCTTCATGCTCCAGAACACGAGGCTGTAAAGACTTTTCTAACTCAGCTTTAGCAATGTCGTAGGAACACTCAGCCTCTTCAAGCAGTTTGTGATAATGCTTAAATGGTACTGAGTCCAGCACTGAAGCATCCGTATCATCTTTCGCCGACTCAAGCATATGAGCTACAACGTCTTTTCTAGTCATAACCTCGTATGCAAGTCTCTGTAAATAGTCAGCTGTTTCCTTGTTAAGTTCTAATGTAAAGTTTTTCATATTAGTTAACTCCTTTTCTTTTAATTCGTTTTATATTCCTGTTATTTTGAATGGTATTCTAATTACCTTTGACCCCTTAAATATTGAACCAACTTCAGGATAATTTTTAGTAGTGTTATATTTATACCAAATTAAGTCGAACCTAGTGCATTTTTTATTTGCTTGTGCGGTCTCCCCGATACTACGGCACCAAATGCTTGAGCTTGGCAGGTACCTGTACACGTTGCTGAGCAGTTAGTAGCACATGCGTTTTTACATTGTCCACTACAGCCATTACTACATCCGTCGCAATTTCCAGTACATGAGCCGTAACATCCAGAACCACATCCTGAGCATCCGGAGCATCCTCCTGAACATCCACTGCATCCTCCTGAACATCCACTACATGCGGTATAGCATCCACTGGTGCATCCGCTACATTGAGAAGCACAGTCCCCTTCACAGCTGCCAGTACATCCAACACATCCACCGCATCCGCCTGAGCATCCACTGCATCCACTGCATCCAAAACATGATGAACATGATGAGCATGAACTAGCACAGCCAGTGCAACTATAGCATGTAGCACAAGACGAGCCTTTTCCACTCGCCGAGCATGAGCTTGAGCATGATCCTCCGCATCCTGCGCATCCAGAACAACCTTCGCAAGACCCACTGCATCCAGAGCATCTAGAACTGCATCCACCACATCCACTGCTACCTCTACAATTACCAGAGCACGAAACACTGCATCCTGTACAGTTACTTCCGCATCCACCAGAACAACCTTCGCAAGACCCACTGCATCCACCACATCCGCTTGATCCACTGCCACCAGATCCGCCAGATCCAGTACATCCGCCTGAACAGCTACTACATCCGCTGCACGTACTACCGCACGTCCCTACGCATAGTCCAGAGCATGCTCCTCGGCATGAAGAGGTAGCCCCATCGATTGGCTCTTGAGATAATGAGTCAGTATAAGACAGTAATTCATTATTGAACGATGATGGGATCTTAGAGCCCGTCTTAAGATCGGCAGTATTCAAATTACCATGGTCTTTAATATTCAATAAAGGCTCAACTACTTTTTTACCTTGGTCTGCTGTGACTTTGGTTCCAGATGTAGGAGTTGTGGAGAAGTCATACGATGCAGATGCGAACCCAGTCATAGAACCATTGTATGCTCTACGCTGCATTTCGGTTTTTACCTTGGCTTTAAGAGAGTTCACCTCTGCCGCGGTAAGAAAATTAGGCATTATCTTCACCCTCCTTTTTAAAAACTTTATTTGATTTTTCCTCCCGGGGATTTTTTATATCTCGTTTTTCGTTATCTTTTGTAAAACGATCATTTCCATATCCCCCATTTTGAATTATCCCCATGTTGCTGCTAATGGTACCCAGGCAGAACCATTGTAGAATTTAGCCACACCTGACGTATCAATCCATAGAAGTTTTGTATTAGATGGAGCTGTAGCACCGTAATGATATCCCCCCGGGTCATCTGATCCAACTGGGTACCAACCTGGGCCTCCAAAAGACCCATCGTATGGAACGTAAACATACATCATTTTATTATCCGGGTCATAGCATAATTGACCTGGATACGGGGAATATTGAAAGCTATTACTCGAGCCCAAATAAAGCCCCTTAGCAATGTTCCAATGTTTTCCAGCATAAACATATAAAACATTATATTCATCCGGATTAACCCACAGATCACCAACTTTAGGATTTGTTGGTTCAGTTGCTCCATAGCTAACGCCACCAGACTCGGCAGATTTCTTAATCGACTCTAACAGGTATTTTCCATTTGGCGCATCAGCGTGGAACGATTGAACATTTCCTGGCGAGATTATATGAGTAGCTCCATCGAAGGATTTCAGATCGAAATTAGGGAACTCTGTAGAGGAGTCAATATGGACTGTAGATTCTGTGTATGGAACGAAATCATCGTAGGTTGCATTTAGATCGGCAGTGAGCATTGGTTTTAAGACTAAGTTATTGCAAGAAGCTCCATCTTGAATATTGAAATCAACTCTAATATATGAAGCGCTTGGACTTATCTTCGCATTAACTCCTTCTCCAAGATCATAGCCATTGCTAATGACGCTCCAGTCGCTGCCCCATTGTGCTAAGTTAACTTTAATATTACTTTTTTTACTATTTCCAACTAGTCTGTATGTTTGACCAGCTATAAGAATATCCGAAAGAGGATCTTTTCCTACACTAGTAGTTGCAAAATCGAATGCTTTTGTAGCCGTGCCATTTAATGTATACGTTCCATCACCATTATTAGTACAGGTTATTCCATTCTGTGTTGTTGTATCTAATGTTGGATTTAATAAATTCTTTCCAATCGTCTTAATATCATATCCGGAATATGGGACAAATGGATCATCGGCGTTAGTTACAATTCTAATATTGGATACCGTTCCATGAACATCCCCAGATGTTTTATGGTACTGAACACAATAATTGCAATAGTATTTAGACCAGTCATAGTCGTTTTTTGATAAAGTCTCGACATTAACTACCCAAGTATTACCTTTGGTAAAAATCTGAAAAAAAGCATGTAATACACTTGGAATTGTCGTATCGTACTTTGAATATAGTGTATTTATAGCATCATTAAATAACCCTTCGACATGCCCGTGTAATATAAAACCAGGTTGTGAAGCATGATCGGATAAGGTGCCGTCAAAAGAAACAGTTCCTTCTTCTGTGTATGTCATCGTTACGCCTTGCGAAACTGACCCGCTAGCTTTTACATATGGATATGGTAACAAATTCCTGGTAGCATTACCAATCATCAACGGGGCTTCTACAGTACCTACGAGATCCATTTTAGTCGACTCGATTAGCGACACTTTCTCCTTACCTAACTTCTCGGTTTCTAGAGTAAGTTTAGCTCCAAGGTCACCTTCGAGTTTGTTTTTTATATTTTCAAACCACTTATCAAACTCTGTCTGTGACGCCTTTTCCCACTGCTGGAACGTAGACCAGTTAGCATCGTAAGCGGCTTTAATCGTAGCGAACCACTGGTCGTAGCCATTCTTAATACTGTCATACCATTTCTGATAGTCCGATTTTGAAGTTGCTTGCCAATCCGTAATCTCTTTCTTAGCGGCTGTGAGCCAAGCCTGGTAATCCTGCTTCTCTCCATTCATCCATGTATTGAAGTTTGCAGTATTCTCTTCTACGAACCGATTTAAGATATCTTTCCACTGAGGAATAAGCTGTTCGATGCTGATTACCTCTAGAATGCCTGTAACAAATGGACATGCGCTCGTCCCTACACAGTTTTCAATATCCGCCTGCCTGATTGACGTAACCTCTTTACCAACTGTGACGTATGCCAATGGATACTGATGAACTTCTTTAGTATTCGTCAATGCTGGCTTGGTTGGTGTAGACGATGGTGTTCCTTTAATTAATTTAATGCTGTTTGCTCTTACAGATTCAACTGAATTGATCTCCAGAACAACTGCATCAATACGATCCATAAGAATCTCTGATGGTGGAATAGTAACTGGATAAAGAGCATCGTTGTAACTCCAAGTATGATTAAACCATGCTCGTCCAGTTCCAACCGTTACGTTCATCTGATTGCTCTGCTTTACGACAAGACAGTCACCAATAGATGCGAATATTCCATCCCGAATCAAGCCATCAAATAATCTTGAAATGTCGGTAGCATCATATAATCTATCATGATCTACGGAATTAAAAAATCCAGATGCAAAACTCATATTTTTCCTCCTTTATCTTATTCTTTAAGAGCCTACTGGTATTCTATTATCATCGGCACTTACAAAGTCTGTAAAAGTAGGGTATGAAGTTTCCCCACTAGAATCTTGGGACATAATAAATTCCGACACGGTTGATGTCCCTTTAATACCATAGTCGTTTTCTATCTGTACTACATCCCCCATTTTGAAATCTCGTCCATATACGAACATGGTATGAGGATCAACATCTCCATCCATAGATATGGTATGTGGTTTCTCAGCTAAAGCTTCTTTGCCCTTCTGAGCAACTACTTTCAGTCGTTCGGCGTCGCTCATTTTATGATCCTCGTCCTCAGAAGTAATTGACCCAGCGTCAACATATATCTCGCATCGATGCATACCGCTCAACTGGTCCTGAGTTTCTCCGTCCCTAGTCACTTCTTTAGTAATCTTCAACGGATTCCCGGATAATGTTTGTGTATCTCCATCCTCTCCAACAGTTAACGCAACATTTGCGTAGTCTTCTTTACTGTCCAAATAAGATGTGTTATTTAAGTTTTCAAATGAAGGACTGAATACAACATACGGAGTTAATTGCTGTGCATAAGATCTATCAACGCCTTTGTACAGCTCAAACTCAAATTGTTTATTTTCATTTAACGTAACTTTAAATCCAATTTGTTTCTCGACGCAAAGTGAGTTTATTGCCTCGTATAAGTTTTCATGCTGCTCATACTTTGCGTCAATTGTCAGAGCGGTTATTCTACTGTCTGTACTCTTCTTGAATATAAAGTTAGAAATCTTTCTTTCAGATTTTGACGGCGCTATTATAGCGTCATTTATAAGCTTCTCTATTCCATCTTGGAAATTTCCGCCAAGTGTAGTATTGTCCCATATTATCCTACGCTTCAGCAAGCTCTCAAGAGAGTAGCCTATAACTTTAATTGTTGGTCCTTCTGTAGTATTCGTTTCAAGAAGCATTCCCTGAATAATCATCATGTGAACTGAATCATCATTTTGAAGATAGTAGTCATTGACCAGATAAGGAAACACTCCATCCATGTCCAAAGTGAGGTAGAGTTCAAAGTCCCCATTCTCTTGATATCTATCAGTCCAAATGAAGGACTTGAACCTGTCAATAATGGCTACTTTTTCAAACCTTGAGTTTAATATTGTAGCTTCCATTGCTTACCTCCTCAAATTAATCACCTTCCATAAGTTATACTCCTTCGTATATCGTATCGTTTTCAATCTTGAACTGAATACTCATTGCTCCTTCTGTAGCATTGTAAATGAAGATATTATCTCCTTTCGACAGCTGGAACCAGCTCGATCCTTTACCTAAGCAGTTTAGAATGTTGGTCGTTAAGCCGGCTCTCAGTAATGTAACTGACTTTTCTCCTCGCTTAGTATTTATAATGATATCATCACCAGCACCATATGCTTGACCGGTTAAGGTCTGTATAAAGTCAGTATTTATTCTCATAACTTCACGAGTTCTAGCGTTATAGATAACAATATCTTTTACTGTATCTAACGCATGAATTGTTATCGTTATACCAACTGAAGCATCTCCTTTATACGTTACTACATTCTCATACATATGTACGATATCGCCGAAGTTTATGAGCTTTTCAGTTAACGAATTGTTTTCAAATGGAAATTCGAATTTAGGATTGACACCACTAAATAATGTAAGCGTCTTTCCATTAGTTGCATAAAAGTATGGATCTGGACAAATTACGGAGATCTGAGTCACTTCGTGCGCCTGGAATATTTCAGGTTCATTTGACTCGACATAACCGAAAGCATCAAGAGATCTCTGATCTGTTACAAATGTCAACGTGAGGTATCTCTTGATAGGGAAATACTTATATGTAGTATGCCTAATAGTTTCGATATCTGTTCCGAATCTAAAATCCAGAGTCATAACTATATTTCTAGTTTCAAGTTTAGCACTATTATATAATGCTCCATCTCCGGTCGCTATCTCACTAGTGTTGATAGTTGCCTTAACTGGCCCTAAACCTTCGATATCTGTTATAGCTAGACCCGAAACCTCAGGCCTAGCTAGTTCCATTTCTAGGGATTCCCCTAAATAATTAGTAACGATTACTTTCTTTATCATTTAAGAGCCCCCTTTAATTGACTAAACTGGTTCTTTGTCTGTCGATATATCTCTTTATTAGATAATGCTACAGGCGAATTATTAGTCTGGTTGAATGTATAGTTGTTAGTTACATTGGTACTAGATCCTTTTAGAGCGCGACCAGTTTTACCCCTTCCGCTATTCCGTAATTCCGCCAAAGCTTTGCTAAGACCGCTACCTTTTCCGAACACACTTCCGGCTATTCCACTAGCTATAGAAGTTGCTAAACCGGCACTAGCTCCTGCTACAGAAGATCCCGTAGCTGATGTCACTCCGCTACTAACCATTGACGACAGATTCGAAGTGTTAACACTGGCACTTAAACTAGGCATACTTATCTTAGACAGTACTGCGTTCACAGCGTCAACTAATGCCTGAGCAGCACTAACAGCGGATGGTATAGCTCCTCTAATCCCTTCAGCAAATGAATTACCAAGTGCGCTTCCTTTAGAAGATGCTTTACCGCTGCCTTTTGAAAACGAAGATAATGCTTTATCTACCACTGATTTACAAGAAGATTCTACAGCTGTTAACACCGTTGTTGCAGCAAGACCTAAAGCAAAGCAATAACCAAGAGATGTTCCGGCAGATTTAAAAGCTTTCTTGAAGTTTGTTTCTGCGTAATTCGTAAAGGTTGTACAAGCCTTCTTGGCTGATTGCTTTGCAGACTTTGCAACCCCTTCGGAAGCTGAGTCAATTCCAGCTTTGAACTGGTTTCCAGCTTTCTTACCTGAAGACTTGAATGACGTATCTTTTTTAAGTGCCTCGTCGAACGACTTAGCTACCGCATTAACCGTTTTTGTCGCTGCAGATCCTTTGAGGTTCCTAGATGAGCCTTTCTTAGAAGATACATCCTTGCCTGTAGCAGCATCAATCATTCCCTGATACATGGAATTGACAGCTCCTAGACCTGCTTCTTTGTACGAATCAGATACTTCTTTAGAAACTTCCTCGTTCATAGATAATGTATCTTTGTAATACTGATTTATCTGCTTCTTTTCATCTGGTGTCATTTGGAAATACGCATCGACGATATCTGCTCCGTCCAAGCCTTTGTTTATCAACTCTTGCAATAGCCTTGGGTCAAGATCTTTCGACAACACAACAATTTCATCTCGCCATTTCTTAACAGATTCCATATTATCCTTTGCCTGCTGTAAAATTTGATCTTTTGTCATTTGCATCTTCTCTTTGAATACTGCATTTGTTCGATCAATCTGATCAGCCGTGGCAAGTCTGAATCCCTCGATATACGGTATTGCTTGCGTCCCTAGACTCTTAAGATAATCCAGCAATCCATCTGCAAATCCCATATTCTTTAGTTCCTCGAGACCTTCGATTACTCTCTTTTCGGCATTAACCTGTGACCACATACGATCGATAATGGTGTCATTGCCGAGATCGTTTACTACTTCCTCGTATCTCGTAAAGTAATCCGTAGAACTTGAAATGTCGAAATTAACAAACGATGTGAAACTATCAAGACTGCTCTTTACAGATTCTGTCATAGACTTTGCAGTATCTTCGATTTTCTTCTTTGCATCGTCCCAATCGCTATTTATCTTCTTGAGGTTTTTCTCCATTTCCTTAGCTGCTTCTGAAACAGCATTAGGAATTTCTTTTACGTCTTTCTTGACGTCTTTGGCTGTTTTCTTAACAGCTTTCTTAGCTTTCTTCTTGGCCGCTTCTTTCTCTTTCTTCAAAGCAAATGACTTGATAATATCATTAGCTCCAGATTTCTGAAGTTTAAGATTCTTAACATACACATTGTTTATTTCTTTACGTTCTTCATCTGAAAAGGTAAGCATTTCCAATACTTTACTAAGGTTTCCAGGACCTTCATCAACCAATTCCTGAACTAGGCGAATATCCCAACCCTGATTAAGCATCTTCTTAATAGAATTCTTCCACTTAACAGCATCTTGATAAGTCTGCTTATAAGAAGCTATAATATCTTCTTTCGTTTGTTTGCTGGCTTCTGCATACGCTTTGTTCGCTCTGTCGATTTCTTCTTTTGAAGCATTTGCAAATAATTTTATGTATGCATAACCAGATTCTCCCATACCTTTAAGAGTATCAATAAGTCCTTTACTAAGACCATTCTTGGATAATTTCGCAAGGTTATCCTTCATCTCCTGATAACCATCAACCTGACTTTCCATGTTCTTAAGAACTGTACTCATCTCATCGTCCATAGAATCAGAGAATTCGGAGAATATGTTCCTAGAGTTATCGAATGCAATATTCGTAAACTTAGTATATTCCTTTATCGAGTTAATGATATTGTTCCTGTATTCTTTGAATGTCGAGTTAATATTAGACTGGATAGTCTTTTGATCTTCTTTCAGCTGTTTTGCAGCATTTTTAATCGCTGTGTTGTTTTCCTTAATGGCTGAATTTAGATTCTTTTTGCTAAGTTTCTTGCCTGAAGCGCTAAGGCCCTTCTTTAAACGATCTTGTGTCTTAAGAAGTTTCTTCAAAGCTGCCTCGTGTTGCTTAACAGACTTAGTGTCTTCTTTATACTGATCCGATTCCTTATACAGTGCAATAGCAAAATTCTTGATAGTTTTTTCGGCAGTTTTAGTAGCTTTGCTAAGTGTCTTAAGCTTAGGTGTTGTCTTTAGAAGCTCTTTTCCTAAACTCTTAGAGATTTTAGTAATCGTCTCATAAGGAGTTTTATTAAACGAGCTTACAGCTTTGTCGAAAGTCTTTCCAAACTGATAAGCGACCTTTATGATTTTGGTCATCTTGATCTTTGCTTTCTTGCTGTTCTTCTTAGACCTACCTGTAATTTTCTTAGAAGTGCTATCATATGCACTAGTTATGCCAGCTCCAGTTTTGTTAGCATTTTTGATAATGTCTTTTGTCGTTTTATCCATTTGGTCTGAAAACGTACTGTTGCCTGCATTAAGAATACCATTTACGGTCTTCATGACGCCATCAACGTCTTTATTTCCAACCGATTTACTAATGGATTTCTTAATTCCCTTGACATATCCTGTAACTGTTTTTTGAGCTTTCTTAGCGCCGTCTTTTATTCCTTTTCCAGCGCCTAGCAAAGCTCCTCGTCCCATATCAATTCCCGCAAGCTCAACATCTCCAGCTTTAGATTTGACACCTTTAACAAGTCCTTCTCCAGCATAAGCACCAATCTTATTGGTTTTCTTGGAAGGCGAATGCTCGTCAAGAGATTTTTTACTCTTCATTCCCTTAAGCAATTGATTACCCAATGAAACACCCGTCGAGTATACATCTGAGCTCTTGTTCTTCGCCCCACTCATAAATCCTATAGCTGCATTAGCGCCAGCCGTACTAAAATCTTTAGAATTAGATCTCATACCACTAGCAAGGTTCTTGGCTAATGATGAACCGGCGTCTTTGAATTTTGAATTATAATCATTAAATGTTCTTTTAGCTGTACTAAGAGCGCTATTTACCACTGAGTTAAATCCATCGGTAGTATCTGTATCCGATTTAAATGCATCAGTGACGTACTTCAAGAATTTCTTGGCCACACTTGATGACGGAGACTTCATATCTTCGCTATTGTTTTTCATTCCAGCTGAGATCCATCCAACAACCTTAGAACCAACCTTCTCGAAATCCCCCGATTTTGATTCGAATCCATTCTGCACAGATTTTAGGGATGTCTTACCCAAAGCCTTAAATGCTTTGTTCATGTCTTTGACTTTTTTATCTAGTCCGCCCTTAATTCCATTTAACGAATTAATGAAATCAGATAATTGCTTAGCAATAGTTCCAGCGTTAGATGTGTCGGCTCCTTTTATTGTTGCTGAGAAGCTGACGAAACTCTCGCCAAACGATACAAGATTCTTTCCGAATTTCTTTAAGCTCTCCTTGTTCCCGCCAAAGAGTATACTCTTAGCAGAAGTTGCTTCTGGTAGATCATCATTCAATTTTGCAATGGATGTAGCTGCGGCAGATGTAGCTGTTATAGTTGAGGTATCGATTCCGGATACTGTTTTAGAGTATTTAGCAAATGACTTACCAAATGAGACCATACTCTTACCGAAAGTTCCTAAGTCCTGTGAGCCTCCAACAAACCACTCTTTCATACCATCCAAACTCGGTATTGTTCCTGCTAATTTTGTAATTGTCATTGCAGCCGATGACGTTGCCTTTATCGATTCAGTATCGACTTTAGATACAGTGTCAGAGTATTTTGCAAATGACTTACCAAATGATACCATGCTCTTACCAAAAGTTCCTAAATCTTCAGAGCCCCCTACGAACCACTCTTTCATACCATCTAACTTAGGGATTGAATTTGCAAATTCTGTTATCGTCATTGCTGCCGCAGATGTTGCTTTTACGGTGTCCGTATTAACTCCGGCAACTAGACTAGAATAAGTAGCAAATGCTGCTCCAAACGGTATAAGAGATAATCCGAATGAAGTTAAACTTTTAGATCCTGTCAGTAGCTGTTTTAATCCACCAGCTTCAGGTATAGCATTCGCTAAATCAGTTAATGTTTGAGCTGCAGAAGATGTTCCTTTAATTACCCCAGGATTTATGTTAGCGACTTCTGTAGCATATATTGAAAATGCTGCTCCAAACGGTATAAGAGATAATCCAAAATCAGCGAGATCCTTTGCCCCAGCTAACAGTTGAGCTAATCCTCCAGATCTTGGTATAGCATTCGCTAATTCAACTAGAGTTTTAGCCGCTATTGCGGTGCCCTTAACTGTTTCAGGATTGACGCCTGCTACCTGATCGCCATATGCTTTCATGCCAGCACCAAGATACTGAAGCTGATAAGCAAATTTCTGAATTGGATCTTTCCCAAGATTTATAAACGTCGAAATGGCATTAACAATCTCTGCTCCGGCTATTTTAACAATGCATCCTGCTAACACAGACATAGACGAGCCTATTTCCGGATTTACATTACCCATCGTTGATAAGAATGGTTGCAGATTATTTGCAAAGTCTGATAGATTTGTAGCTATTTGTGGTAGCCCGTCTGTAACTCCCTGACCAACTCCGGATATAATTCCGCCGACTAGTTTTCCTAAACCTTCACCTAGTAGTTCTAGTATTTGAACTCCGCCATTCATGAAATCCTGAAATCCTGATATCTTATTAAGCCCTCCTAGCACAGCTATAATGGCGGCAAGTCCAGCGATAAATATTGAGAAACTGCCTAGCGCAGTTATAGCCCCAGCAATCGGAACGTTTTGAAGTATCAACATTGATGCGGATACAGATAATAAAACCATACTTAATCCTGCAGAGGCTGCCAGCGATCGTTTCCAGTCCAATTGAGCCAGCATCCCAATAACGCCAGCTATTTCCAAAAGAACTGCACCAGCTAAAAGAACACTAGCGCGAACCTTTCCAACACCAGAGAACCCTTTTAAACATAGTGTAAATACACCTAAAAGCAACGATATTGCTGCTGATCCTGCAATAACTCCGGTTGGATCTAATTGAGCCAATAAGGCAATAACTCCAGCTATTTCACCAACGACTAAAGCAGCGACTATTACAGACTTCTTAGCATCAATTGATACATCGCCAGCTTTGATCATAGCTGACATGCATAAGATTATGGAATCAACAGCTGCGGTCGCTCCTGCCATTTTTGACTGGTCAAGACCGGATAATATAGCTATAGCCGCAGTTAAAATCACAATAGAACCAGCAACAGTCATCATCATAACGCCAGCTCTAGCAGCATATTGTCCAGCGCTAGCACTAGCCTTAATTAGACTTCCAATAGGTATCATCAATGCAATTAGATCTGTTATGCATTTAGCCATTGTCTTAAAATCATACTTCTGTAATTTCTCAAACGCAGCAAGTAAAACATGTAGACTAACAGTAAATCCTAGCAATAATACAGCTGCTTTAGATGCATTAGGACCGGCTTTAGCAGATGCCTTGAATAGTAGCATCATCGTTCCAAATACTACTGCAAATTGTTTCCATCCTTTCTTCATGGAGCTAAAATCCATATTAGAAATTTTAGACATCACTTTAGCTAATCCATATATTGCCACTACAGAGCTTAATAATGTAAGTGCTCCTCTAGTTCCGCCTAAAGCGTTCGCTTTTCCAACAGCAATCATAAGAACTGATAATGATCCAACAGCCAATACTAAAGCACCAATAGTGCTCCCAGCATCTTCAATATTGTAATTAGACAACCCTTTTATAGCTTTAACCATCAGTAGCAAAGAGGCTGATAAAGATACAATTTGAAGGGCTCCAGCGGCTGCTAATTTAGCATTTGCACCCATTGTATACTTTGTTAAAGCTCCTGAGCATATTGTAATAACTCCTACAAGCCCTGTAATTACTCCAATATTAATTGCCATGGATTTATTAATGGTCACATTTTGAAGTTTCTCAAGTGCAACAGTCATTAGTAAAATACTTCCAGCAATAGAAATGACCATTGCTGAAACACCAGAAAATCCCTTTGCTAACTTTTCTGTTGAAATAGAACCGATCGCGTAAGCAAATGCCGTTAACGCTGCTCCCAATATACCTATCAAAACAACGGCACCTTCGATTCGATCCTGAGGTAACACAGTTAACAAAGCTATGGACCCAACTAATATAGCTACAGCTTTTGCAATCTTAATAACTATATCGGCTTTGATAGAATCTTGCCAAGTTTTAAGAGTTAATGCTCCTTGATTCATTAGTTTAATAAAACTGTTACCTATTGCTGCCGGTAATGCAAATAAACCACCGAATCTATCTGTAAGCACCTCTAACAATTTAGAAAGATTATAAAGAGCTTTTACTGAAACGCCGCCCAACAAAATAGTCAATATGTTAGCAGTATTAACTTTTCCAGATTTGTCTTTAACAAATGAAAACACCCCATCAAATGTGTCAATCATCGTTTTCTTAAATCCAGTTGCTTGATCCGTCCAACCTTTAAAATATCCAGTAATCTTAGATCTAAGCGAATACAGTTTCGACGTAAATGAATCTATGGAATTTCCAGCGCCTCCAAAACTATCTTTCGCAATAGCACCTATCCCAATAATAGTACTAAGCAAAGCTTTGAAATCTATATGACCAACTTCTTCGCAGTGGTCTATAAAATCATCGATCATATTTCCGGCATTTTCACCAAATTCTTTTATGTCTGGCCACAACGTTTTAACTATAAGATCGTCTAAGAATTTTATTACTTCCTGTGTTCCTTTCCAATTCCAAATCGCTTTTGCAAAGTACTCAATATTTTTGATGGCAAATGCTATTGCTGATGATATGAAATCGACACTCTTAGCAGCTATACCTGAAATATTTCCAAACTTTTCAAACTGTACAATTCCATCACCTAGAACCGCTGTAAGGTCGAGTATACTATTTACAGATATACCCAACAATTTAGAAACTACCTGTAAGGCTGTCTTAAGTCCTACTCCAAGAACATTTTTAACAATCTTGACAATTGTGAATAAACCTTTCAATGTCCTGTATAATTTATCGACCTTATCCCTAGACATTATTAGTTTCTTAGTGAAAGCTTCAAATGCATCGGTTATATTTTTTATTTCTTTTGCATTCTTTTCTGGGAAGATAGCTCTATAAGCAACCCTGAAAGTATCTAATACTGCAACAGCTGCTGCTAGAGTATTTGTGAATGAACGCATTAATGAATTGCGGCCACCCATTTTCTTCCAGGCATCTAGAGTAGCATTCTTAGCAGCAAACGTTTTTACGATATAATCACCGATTATGCTATCTATAAATCCCCAAAGCTTTTTGGATTCTTCGAAGTTACCGAATATTGTTTCCCATGTATGCTCCCATCCAGATCCGATCGCTTCTTTCCAAGCAGCAAACATCTGTCCGGCATCTTTGAATTCCGAAGCTGCAGCATACGCTTTTTGTCCTAATTCGGTTGTTTCATCCGTATACTTACCAAGCGTTTGAATGAGTACGTCAGTAGTCATCCACTGATACTGAAGATTATCGTTCCAGTTTTTTGTAGCATTGAATGCGTCAGATGTAGCTCCTTTAGCATTTGTAGTTGTGGTGTAGTAGTCTTCACCCTTTTTAACAACTGTACCTAGAGCAACAGCAGTATCAAGCAAATTCTGCTTGAAATCCATAGTGGCCATATTCGCTACTTCAATTGATTTCCAGTCAATTAATTTTACATATCCAGCAGATAATGCCTGAGCAAAGTTATACATGGCATGCGATGCTTGCTCTGCATTTGCACCTGAAATAGCTGCTTCGTTCGAAACACCCTTAATTGCCGCAACTGCATCCTTCAAACCTACACCGGCGTTTGTAAACTTACCGATATTTGCGGTCATGTCTGAGAACGAATAAATTGTTCTATCTGAGTACTTATTGAGCTCGTCGAGATACTTATTAACTGTAGATAAGCTTTCTCCAGTAGACATAATAATTGTCTGGATCGAATTCATCTTCAGTTTATATTCATTCCATCCGTCAGACATTCCATCAAATGCTAAAGCAGACGTTATCCTCTTGCCAGCATTTATAGCAGCATTTGTAAGCCGGTTTAAAACGCTCATAGCTATTGTATCCATAGCCGAAAACTTAACTTGAACCGCTTCTACCGCTCTGCCCATTCCGTCCATGTTGAACTTTTTGGTCTCATTTTGAAATTTAGCAAGACTCTTTCCAGACTCACTAAAATCGATGCTTTTCTTAAGAGCTTCTATAGATTTTTGACTTTGACGGATTTTTTTCTCGAATTGTCCATTCTCGAATTGCATTCGAACAACGTCATCTTCAACAACTTTACCCATTATCCAGTGACCTCCTTCCAAGCATCTTTAGCTAGCCTATCGAATACCGGCTTTAAAGCCGGGTTAATATAGTCAACCCCCTGAACATATCCACCATTTCTAGTTCCATGCCCATACTGTAGAATAATAGCTATATTCACATGGTTCACTACATTAGAATTTTTAAAAACCAAACTTACTGACCCATTGCCACGAACTATTTCATAATACCACGATGCTGCTGTTACTCCAGTGTCAACAGGAGTTGCAGCCTTGAGGGCAGCTACGCCTTCACGTCCGTACTTGTTTAATATACCAACGTTAACGCCTTCCAAAAGTTTTTCGAAATAATTATCGAGCTTTTTAAAGTTACCCTCAAGTTTGCATCTGATCATGTCATTTCTCCTTATCTAATTAACGCAGAAGATTCTACAAACCCCGTATACTTCTTTCCTTTAATAGTTGCAACACAAAGCAGCCATACTGATTTTTTATACTTATTGAAATATCCATAGCATTCAACCTTTCTGCCGGCTGGAATTTCAATCATGAGCTTTTTGTTCCATCCAGCGTCAATGCGCATAGGTACTTTCTTAGAAGTTTTATACGAGTTCTTATAAATATTGCTCGTATATGCTGCCGAACAGGTAGTGGTCGTTAAACCGCATGGAGTGTTAATTACTGCATCTACTTCTTTCATAACTGCGTCAACATTATAATGCTTTTCTTTAAGATTCGATTTGTAATCTTCTCCCCATTGCCCAGCGATAACTTCTCTAGCTACCGTTTTGACGTCTTTCCCAGCATGGCGATTTGCACTTGTATTAATTTTTGGCTGGCCTGCGTCGTATTTCGGAGTAATGAATCCGCGTATAAATCTTCCATTAATACTGACAGTTCTCTTCTTAACAGCGTCTTTATAATTTCCCTCCGTTACAACAAAGTATCCTTCTTTCTTATTGACATATGTTACCATGCCAACGTGTTTTGGAGTTCCTTTGTTATCTCCAACCCCATTGTCCTGCCAATCATAAAGACAAGCATCTCCAATTTTAGGAATGTAGTTATCATTCTCTTTCCAGCAACCCATTTTCTGTGCCCTTTTAATAAGGTAGAAACAACTGCACTCAACAGGCATAATATCAGTGTATCCAAGGGCAATTGCTACTGCGGACCAAGTCGTAGCGCACCATGCCATTCCAGGTTTCATAGTGACGCCTCTTGGTTTTGTTTTCTGTTTGTTGTAAATATCAAGAATGGATTTATAAGATCCATCTTTTTCATTTTTGCCAACCCAAGAATTAATAAGGTTAACAGCCGCTTTTCGTGTTCTGGCCATAATGTCACCCCTTTGTGTGTAATTCTTTTTTTCTTCGTTCATTTTCTTTCTTTTGCCATCTTCGGATTTCTTCATTGGACATTTTCTTAGGTGGATTAGTTTTTACAGTGTATAATTCTATTAGCATAAATACACGCTTTATATTCCATTTCTCGCAAGGGTCGAATGGTATTCTAGCTATTGCTAGGTAAGCATATATTAATTCGCTAGTTAACGTCTCCGGTTTTCCTTTGTCATCATCTCCAATTGTAAAAACCCTAGATGCCGTAGCTGGGTCATTGATATAGTCTGTTACTTTTTTAAGTAAATGATCATCAAGCCGTTTAAAGAATTCGACCTTATCGAAAGACCCAACTATCATGCAATACATATAATCAAAAAACTCTTCATCCGTTAGAGTTCCTTCATCCATGAGTTTCAGCAATGGCTTATGCCATATTTGCTCCCATTTTGAAATTGCTATTAAGGAGTGCTCGAGCTTAATCTTAGTAGGTTTTACAACCTTTCCAAAAGTTTGAGTTTCTTGATCAAATGGCTCATATCCGGGAAGAATTAATTCGAGCATAATTATCTCCTTAGTTTCCTTCTTTCACAGCATCATCAGTTGCAGCCACAGATCCTGCTACTTCCGCCATTGCTGCTGAGATCGCTTTTCTCTGAGCATCGCTTAATGTAGCATCGTCATAGACTCCGGATTCCGCTGCTTTCTTGATCTTGTCAGTTACATCGTCAGGCATGATATTAAGCAGAAACTCGGAAGCTTTTGCTTCGTCCATACAAATTTCCATAAAGAACTTGTCATATGCTGCAGTAGCCTTGAACTCTGCCAGTGCTTCAGGAGTCTTTGTAAATGTACGGCCGTCAAGAGATTTGATTCCGTAAGATGCGTCAATAATCTTCTCAAAAATATTCATGATATCCGGCTGAGACTGTTTCTGCACCATAAGGCTCATATATGATGTTAAGCCCCCGTTAAGGCTTGTTTCCAATTTTAAAATTTCACTCTGAGTAAGATTGAAGTAGAAATCTTCAGATCTCTCATTTCCGTCAAAGTCCTTGTAATTAATAGTTTTGATAAACATAATTTAATCTCCTTTCATTCTTAAAAATCCCAGTCTGCATATTTCAGCAGACTAGGAAAAACTTTATTCTGTTTTAAGTGTTACACCTGTAAGTAAGTATTCTTTTGTTTCTGTCGCGCCTTTGTTAGTTGCTTTAATCAAGATGGACTGCTTATTAGTGTCCTTGATCTTAAGAACTGCCTGATGATCAGACTGGAGAAGTTTAGATGGACCAGATGTTCCGCCCTTAACTTCAACTGTTAATGATTCAGGGAAACCACTCTTTGGAGCAATATCAAGAGCGATGTAATTACCACTCTGTTCGTCGACTTTACTGCTGAATCCTGTATAGCCCGTCACGTAGTTAAGAGTACCAGAAATTACTCCAGTACTCTCATTGACCTTGATATTGGACTGAAGGTCAGCTGCCTTCTTTCCAAGCAGGTCGTCTTCTCCTGTAATAGGAGTTGCAGAGACGTCCAGTGACGGGTCTGTTATTTTAAAAGGTTAATGATCTCATCCGGAAGCAGCAACTTAGCTTCTGTACTTTCTGTGCCGTATAAAGCATCCTCAATCTTCTTCATCTTGGTAGCTTCGATCTTTGTGGAATCAATCTCGAGATGAGCAGTAGGCTTGAATCCGTCAACTGTAACTGGGGTTGTTGATAATTCCCAACTGAACGAAATTGCCTCTGGTGAATCATTTACTGTCTGGAAGCCTTTCTCAGATGGAGAAGCCTTAGCTCCGTAAATGATATGAATCTTGTAGCCATAATCATTACTCTTTACATCATTACCGATCAGGGTACGATAAGAGAAGCCGAATGTATCTCTGTTCTGCTGGCCGATAGTAACTCCCTTACTAATCTCGGCTGTACCGTTGCACCTGTCAAATGCTTCTGGATAAGTATAAGCTTCGATTGTAGCTCCAAACTCTTCTGCTGACATGAGGCTAAGATACTTCATGTTATCAGCATATACAGCAGATGCTTCTGCTCCAGATGGAGATTCTGTAACTGCGGTAAGACCATTCCACGCAGAACCAGCGCCATATTCTCCGTCAATAACCGGGTAAATAACGCCATGATCTACACCGGTTTCGTATTTACGTTCTCCGGTTTTGTCCCATGTTAATTTAGGCATGTTTTTCCTCCTTTAAAATATAATTACAAAGACCGAATGATACATGCCATCTGATAAGTAAGATCTATTGAATCTCGCAGTGGGCATCTCCACTATCTTATCAATCAATGTACTATCCGGGTCTTTAGTTACCACTTCTACTGCGTATTCTTTATCAACGCTATAATTTTTATTATCTGCCGATCGAATATTATAATCATCAACAGAATATATTATAGCTGGGTATTTTATGTTTTTTATAACTTTTTGCCCAGCACCGGATACATTAGAAGGGGGCTGGAAATATACATTGACACCCTCTCCAACGATATCTTTTAAATATCTATCAAAGTCAAGTCTCGTCCTCATTCCACAGCTCTCCCAACGTTATTATAAGTCTAGGGGCCTGCGAAGCATCAACTTCTGTTGCCTTCCACTTAGCCCCCATAAACTCAATCCATCTCATGTTAATGAAATGATCGCGTATATAGGCATCGCCGACTACACTTATCTGATTAGAGATTGAAATATTGCTATTGATCTGCTGCGAATCCTGAAGACGTCTCGTATTACGAAGAATATCTCCTCTATATGTACGCTCGGTTATTTCCTCAGTCCAAACTGATTGGGCTGTTTCCACTTGTTCTGCAAAGCCGATCTTACCGCACCATCTATTCACGATCATTTCCTCCCATTTTGATTAGTTGCCGCTCTGGCCAGAAACTGTCTTGCTAAGATCTGCTGTTGGGATCTTTGTCTCGATTGCAATAGCTGATAATGGCTTGATTAACGCACCAGAGATACGTGTCTCGATAAGATACTTCTGAGCGTTGTAATCAATGTCAAAGTCATCGAACATGTTGATAGCTCCGCCCTTGTCTGCACCGATGTTATAATCCTGCAGGTTTACGATAATACCCTGAAGAGCTAATGTGTCAGTCTTGTCCACACGAGTAAGACCTTCCATAACCGGAACGGATACGATCTTAGATACACGACATGCTGTAGCCAGCTTGTCAATGTTGTCATAGATGATACGGCCGTTCTTATCTTTCAGCAGCAAGCACTCAGTAATGATTGACTCTGGAGCGAATAGCTTCGGATTGCCAGAACCCTTGTAGTCGATACGTGCTCTTACACAGGCCTCGATAAATGCTGTAGCCTTCTCAGCTGCGGTTGTTTCTTTTGTAATTGCAATAGGATACTTAATTGTGTAGAGATCGGCATCTTTCCAAATTGGACGAATGTTGTCCTCTTTGATGTGATCGTCACTGGACGTAAGCCGCCCGTCGCCGACCAGGACTGCTCTTGCGATTTCCTCGTTCAGCATCATTCTCATTTCTGCTTTCAGCCAAACGATTACGTCGAAATCTGTAATATCAATTACATCATCACGATCGATCTTCTGTTTCTTGTAGATTGTCTGCGGGGTGGTTGTTCTCTTCAGTAATGAGAATACTTCCTCCTTCTTCAGTTTACCTTTGATGTAACCTCTTGCACGGGCTTCATCCTCACGCAGGTCTGCAAATGTAGATTTGATTCTTGAGAATGGTGTGTGATGTACACCGTTCATTACTTCGGTTACCCATCCCTGGTCTCTTGCAATGAACTCAGGTGGTGTGTTTAAATTTTTGGCATCCGGGAACAGGTACTCAATATTTGTAATACCATGAGCAAGGAATGATTCTTTCATAGAGCCATATCTCTTACCGTCCTCGATAATCTCCTGCATTTCGCTGTGGGACAGAACGTCTCCGTTGTCTGTATTGTTGCCTTCAAATAAGTTATGTGCGATTGCACCCATGTCGTCATCCTCCTCTTCATATTCTTCGGAATCGTCATCATCTTTGTCAGGATCATCGTCGTAATCATCCTCTTCATCCTCTTCATCCTCGTCCTCGTATTCATCTTCGTCTTCGTCCTCGTATTCATCTTCGTCTTCGAGAGCGTTAGGATCTTCTGCTAATGCACTTCCTACAGCCATGTAGAAAGCATCCTTCTGTTCTGGCGTCATTGTATCAACGACATCCTGAATGCTATTATTAGCCACTTCGTCTTCTCCTTTCTCATCTGAGTGCATAATCTCAAGATACTCTCCCGAATAAATATATGCCTCATAATCATCGTTGTCAATTGTGTCGCCATGTGCTAAGGCAACATCTTCAATGTATGCTCCTGGATTTGCTCCTGCAAGAACAAGGCTAAGTTCTTTAATTTCACCATGCTGAACATATGGCCCACGCTGCTGAAGATGATTAGCCCAAATGCTAAGCGAATCCATATCTCCGTGCTGAACAGCATCTTTCGCGATTTGACCATTGTCTGAACCATTGAAATATCCGTATGCATAAACACCATCTTTTCGGCATTCCATATAAGCATGCCCAAGCACGCTATTAATGTTGCCGTGATCATGGTTATACACTAATGGAACTTTAGTGCCATCAATATCATCAAAAGCACCATGCTGAATAATTCTTCCATCAGCGCAAAGGATACCAAACTTTGTAGCCCAGCCCTTAAAGTCGCAATCGGCATACTTTGAGCGTTTAGCTCCCATTTTGAATTCCTCCTTTATTGTTCTTCTGTTTCCTCGTCAGCAGAATTTGTATTATACATCTGATCCAATTCAGTGTTCGACGCCGAAATATTATTGTTCGTCAGCGTATCTGCCTTAGGATCATCCACTGGCCTTAATCCAATTACTTGCCTGAATTCATTGGATGTCATTATACAGTTTCTCGTAAACTTATCAGCAAGCTCTGCAAGATTCGTAGTAGACACCAATTTAAATGGATCTCTGAAATATTTAATTGCATGCCCTTTGGTCCTAGCAGTCTTTGTTAAGAACTTCCGATTCATCTCATCTATGACTGCTGCAAGTATTGGCTCAACTATACTATTGTAGTAGTTATTCATTGTATTCTCGTCTGCTGTGCCATTGAGAATCTCCACCGTCATTCCAAGCTGAGAGAATAACAAATTCGTGAAATACTCTACCTGCTTGAGCAAATTGTTTTCAATTGAACGATTCAACTGAGTGACATGTTCAGTCGAATCTATATACGCAATACCATATTCCGAGCTTGCCAATTGTTCAGTAAGCTCTTTACGACGTTCTTTAGCCTGAGCTCTTTTTGCTTCGGACTTTATCGTATATGGCAACTGAATAATCAAATCAAGCTTATCAGATCCACTTCGATCATCTATGAAATCGAGAATTGCAAGCTTTCTTTTCAGTCGATGCGCCGTTGAATTCTGTGCATTCATAATTGCATAGAATGGATTTTCAACGATCGCGACCATTTTCTTTGGAAGGTCCATTTCCTCGAATTCACCAGTGTGGTCATTGTAGATTCGCACTCTAACATGGCGCGGATACCAATTGATTATCTTTGCTGTACGCATCGTCTGAATATCGTAAACGTTGCCATGCACAGGGTCCATAGTCGTATCAATCGGAACTATAGCAACGCATCCTTCGTCAAGAAGTTTCAGGAAAATATCCTGTTTAAACGCTCGCGATGTCTGATCAATATTGGCTTCCACTGTTAAACAGTAGTTAAGCCCATCCTCAACGTCGTCAGTAAAGCGTTTGTCTGCGTCTAGCATGACGTGTTCTACGTCAATTGCTGCGGCATCTACGGATATCTTATTATAGATCGTTGTAACGATTGACCGCTCATTTCCCATCGTAAGTCTAGGACGAGATGGATTGTCATAGCTCACTGCGCCAAGACCAGTTCCATTTTGATACGCTGTTGGATCTTTGTTCATAAATGCATTCCAACCATGCTTTAATCTGTTCATAAAACCCATAAGTAATCTCCTTATTTAGTAAGGTAATTCAGATAAGCTTTGCCTGCTCGCTTAGCTTTATTGAAAGATCTGCTTACTTTCTTAGCTTTCTTCTTAGCTGATTTGTAAGCTTTGCTAGCATCTCTAGAAACTCTATTGTATTCTTTCTTAGCTGACTTATATGCCTTGTTAACATTCTTCTTTGCCGATGTTACATAAGGTTTAGCATCATTGACAAGCTTCTGACCGGCTCGTTCAATTTTGTACTCTGCCTTTGATCTGACAGAATTTGCCTTATTGCGTGCTTCTGCAGAAGTCATTGCACGGCTCCTAGCAGTCGACGTTGCTTTTCTTGCTTTCTTGTATGCTCCTGACTTCTTGATATCACGAGAGAGTTTCTTACCAGCTCTGGTAACCTTGTACTCACCCTTTGAAATTACAGACTTTGCTTTTGCCCTTGCAGCGTTTGCTGTTGGCGATTTTGAAGCTTTATCCAGAAGATATCTTGCTGCTACTGTCTTTGCAACTGCATCTCTGGTTGCTACCTTTTTAGCGAAGTTTGCTGCTTTCTTAACTTTTGTCGAAGGAGCGTTCTGTTTCTTAACATTAGCAGCGATCTGTTTCATCTGCTGTTCCTGTTTCTTTCTAACCATGTCAGCATTCTTCTTAGCTACAGTATTAGCATTCATAGCTCTAACACGTTTCTGGAAATCCTTCTCATGCTGAGCTTTCTGTGCCTGCATTGCTGATGTTGGGCCTTTGTATGGAACAGACGATTTTTTAACGTCTTCTGGGTAGACATACTTACCATTTTTAATGTATAAGTATTTGTGCTTTTTCCAGCTATGTCTGAGAACAGTGTTTCCGTCCTCATCGGTGGCCTTGTAATATACAGAATTACTCATATTACCATCCTTTCTGTTTCTTTTTAAGTTTTTGAACGTATTTTGCACCACGGATAGAAGCTAACTCAGCATCTACCGTTTTCTTCTTTTCTGCAGTTTTGTTTGTACGCCGTTTGATGGCTTCAGCCTTCTTGGTGTACTTAGCAGCTTTCTTTCCATAACGGTTTGCCTTCTTCCGAGCTCGTTCAGCTTTTTGAAGATTTCCGGTATATCCAATATCCGTAAGAGCATGGTCACGTTTGACTCGTTTTGCCTCTTCCTTTTCTTTGAACTTGACTCTTTTAGCCATAGCTTCTGAAGCTTTTCGTTCGTAATTGGATATACGTGACTTTGTCTTCTGAGAAGTTTGTTTCTTCATCTTAGACGCAAGCCGATCTGATTTTGACTCCAGATGCGATGCTCTTCTTCCGGAATGTTGATACGGATCTTTTCCTGATCCATACTTGTAACGGCCAGACCGTCTCGGCAGTCCATAATGTTCCAGATGGTCACCACATAAGTCAGAATGAACCAGTGACATGGTCCCGTCCTTATTCTTTATTTTTACATACATAACCATTACTCCTATTCGAATGCATCTTTATTAACTTTGTAAGCAACAAACGCATCCATCAATGCTGAGACGTTATCAATTTTGTCTTCGTATCGTTTCTTATACAGCTTTCTGTTTCCGTTTGTATCTTCCAATGTTATGCAATGGCCCATACAGAAACTCATCAAAGACTCGTCAAATATCAGCATCCTCTTTTCTGACAGTTTCTTAATTTCTCCGAGAGGAACCGTTTCAGTTCTAACACCCTGTGGAACTTTCTCAATTCCAAATGATCCATTCTCCTGAGCCCATCTTTCAATAAACTCTTTTGCGTTGTATGGATCATAGCCCAATGCGCAAACATCATACTGAGCGTCTATTATGAATTTGTCAAGATCCTCGTATACTTCTTGGACATCTAAAATACTTCCCTCCATAACCATAATCGTACCTTCGTCGATAAACTCTTGATACTTTTGTCTCATGGCCAGGTTCAACTTACTCAAGGTAAGTGTAGTTATATAACTTCTAACTTTTACTCCGAACATTCCGTTTCGCAGTGGGAACAAGAATGTGAAAGCGCAGAAGTCATCACCTTGGGAAAGGTCGGCTCCCATTGCACATGACATTTTCCAAAAGCTTCTAGGTCTGTGTGGGAGTGTTTCTTCATAAGAGAAATAATATGTATATCCCTCCATAGGAATTCCGAAACGTTTTGCCAGAATATCATTTCTTGTAGCAGGTGCTTTCTCAGCTCGTTCAACATCTAGCTGGATTGTTTCATAGCTGACTGTGATCGGTAGGTTAGGATTAGCCTTAGGCCACATGTCTGGGTCTCCGACTTCCTCTACGCTGTCAAGCCTGTAATACCAAATACTAGTATGCCAGTTCTGGTATTCACCTTTGAGAATGTCTATCAGTTCCATTTTGATGGCATCTCCACATCCATTACGGACGGTACCTTCCGAACTTACTGCTAAGATTACATATCCATCTATTTTGGCTGCACCCTGCTCGATCGCACCAATTGGATCTTCTCTCAATTCACCAGAGAGCCATTCGTCAACCGTTGCTACTTTTACTCGTAATCCCTGAAGTTTGTTAATACTCATTGGTCTTATCTCGAGTAGCGAATTTGTAAGAAAGTTCTGTATACCTTTTTTGGTTGATGCAAGCTTTACACGGTTCGCTTTGGAACCTGTAGTGTTCTGTATAGAACCTTCAGTTAGAAACTGGAACAACGGCCCTTTCGCTCTGGCTATGGCAGTACTAATTGCACTAGTAACCTCTTCAGCCTGTTTCATTGTTGGGGCCGTCGTAATCTGATGTGTCGTTGTTGTGTCGACTGTCAGAAAATATGCTTGCACTAAACTTTCATATAACGATTTTGCATTACTTCGAGAAATGATAAGATACTGTTTGTTGACTAGACGCTTTTTGACAGATTTTCTTACGAAATGTCCGCCTCGTCCAGAAGCGTTTGGTTCGTATACGGATTTCTCAACGTAATAGAACCAACCAAATAATTGCTCTCCCCAAAGTTTAAATGAATCCAGCAATTCCAAGTCTGATCCATCTGTCAAGACCATTTCAGATTCGCAGAAGGCAATCCAACCTTCTACAGCTTCGTCGTCATAGTATACACCGGGGTTAGCGATCAGCCAATCAATACGGTTCATCTCCATAGAGATCTCCCTGTTAACAGGAATCTCGCCGTTCAGAACTTTATCTCGGAACTCCCCGTAGTACCTAGGCGTTGCCGTATTGCTTAGCATTCACATCACCTACTTCTTTTTCTTTGTTTTCTTTGTTTCAGCTTTGACGGCTTCATTAATCATCTTCTGAGCGGCAGCATTAAGTTTGCCTTTAATATAAACTTTCCCTTGTTCTTTAACGACTTCTGTAACTGCTGGAACGATAATATCCTTTACGGCCTTATCAACCAACTTCTTTGGCAATGGCTGTTTTTGTGGATGATTTTTAAGGTATGTAGCTTCCATACTATCTCGAGCATTTATTCGTCTGAGCTCTTCATCAGATAAAGTTTTTACATATGCCTTTTCGTTTCTGTATTTAGATTTTTTTTGTTTCTTTTTATCAAGTTGGACTGCTTTGGTTCTTTCTCTTCTTTTGTTATTTTGTTTTTCAACTCCACTCTTTTTAGAAAAACTTTTTATAAACTTTTCACCAGCTTTAGCCGATGATCTAAGACTTTGATATGGTTCCTTCCCAGATCCCCATTTGTATCTTCCGGATCGTCTTGGTAATCCGTAATGTGCTAGATAATAGTCAGAGAATTCCTGATTGTTGACTAAGAAGTCTTTTACATCATCTGCTGAGTAATTAGTCATCGTCATTCTCTCCTTTCTTATCATCTTCGGAAACAGGATAGTACATTATGTACAATCTCCATTCCATTTCCTTAAGTTGCTCTTTCAAACTGTCCATTAACGAACCACTTGTTGGCGGATCGAATAACAGACGAGTTTTGATGTACACATAATCTTTTATCAAACTTGACTTCTGAGTGTCCTCTTCGAATTCACTCCAGACATTATCCGGGCCAGCGATTCGGTATCCTTCTTTCGGACCAACTCCCAATTGAGTGAGAGCTGCAAATGCAGAATTGATATGAATGGTTAAATCCAAGTCAAACTGCTCAAAGTCGTCAGGACATCCAATAAGCTGCTTGATAGTCTTAAGAATGCTCTCTTCCATTGAATTCCTCCTCAATGTTTCCAAGGGCATGTATCATTTGGTCTCCTTATTACAGGGCCGCTACGAACATTTGTATCGTGTCCATAGTGTATGGCATTATGTGTTTGATGGGTTGTTGTCACAACGTTATTCATGTCGAATACCATTGGGTCTCGGTTAAGTATCATCTCTTTGGTAACTGGATTTATGTGATGTATCAACGGTCGTGTTTGTATCTCGTATCCTTCAACACCTAAATCGCAACCGCCATCTCTGACAATTACTTTATGCCGAAACTCTCTCCATTCTCCGGATGAATATAATGCCTGATTAACCCATCGGTCATAGCCGAATGTCTCGTATCCAACAGAACCAAACAGCATTAAATACTGCAGTCGTTCTTCAAACGTAGAATACTGGATCATTTCCAAATATGATCGTGACATTGGACTTGATCTACTCATCTTCGATACCCTGGTATCTACGCATTGCTTCAATTGCTGCAGCGTATCTCTCTTCACTCTTAGCAGAAGCTTCCAACGAATCGATTTTGGCTTTAGTCTGCTTGGTTTCTTCTCTGAGCTTGTCCTGCTCCAGCTGTTCTCTTGAAGAACCGAGTTTTAAGAAATGCGTAATGACCTGCGATGAGGCTGTGCCTTCACGTAACTGCTTTTCAGCAGCATCGAGTGAGAGATTAATCAAGTACTGTTCCCTGTCTTCAGGAGTCATAGGAACCCTTGAACGCTTCTTTGCGGAAGTAGCTGTCGCTGCTCTTCTTCCCATATACTTTCGTCTCCTTTCTAATATCTTTCGCCAAGGTTTCGAATACTTTACGTACTCTCTATAAGAGATCTAGGTATGTTTTAATGACCCTGAAAGGAGTCTTTAACTGAAAGAGGGTCCTTCTATGTGCGACAAAAGAAGACCAAGATCTCTTATAGAGAGGGCGTAAAGCCACTAACCTAAAATCCATTTTGACAGGATTTTAACCCCCGGAGAATTTTCAAGG